TAACTGGGAAGCCATTGAGCGCTTTATGAACCGGCGCCTGGACCCAGATCAAGACCTAGACAGTCTAGAAGCAGTTATTGAGGCAGCACTCAAATGCGATGAAGAGTTATCACTCTCAGACAAGCGCCGTTCTGGTACAGGATATTACAGCAAAACCGAAACAATTGAAGTAGACGGTCAAACAATTCCTGTACGCAAATTCCCGATGCATGAGATGCCACCTATACCAGATGAGAGTGGACATATGCCTGAAGGTTTTGATCAAAGCATCTACCCAGACGCCCATCCTACAGGTATACCAATTGTTCTTATTAGAAAAGAAATTCTGGTTTATGGCTTCATCTTCCAAACACGTAGTCATACTGTTCTACGTTCAGTAGGTCCGGATGGAGAGTTTAACCGTGACGACCTTAAGGTCATCTCCAACACCATGCTTAATATGAAAGGTCTACCGCCTGATAAAGTAACCAAGCGCGAAGTAACCTTACGATATCAGGCACAAGAAGCAGAAGCCAATGTTGCAGAAGATGAATTGGCTCTAGCTGAAGAAATTGCCGGCGAAGCTTCAGAAAATATTACACCAGAAAACGTAACCGAACACTTAGGCATTAGTGCTGATTCATATTACAATTCTCAAGGTGAATTGGAATATGGAGAAGGCTATGCGGACGGTTACTTTAACGCAAACGGCGAGTGGTTCACTTACGCATAACCACCACCTCTTCTAATAGTAAGCGCTTAGCTCCCCCCCCCCCATAAGCTAAGCGCTTACAAAAAAAATAAAAAATGCACCTTTTCAAAATAAAAATAATAGGGTGGCGGAATGGGTAGACGCGTATAACGTAGGGTATATTACCTTGGAATTTCCTTCCCGGTCGAAATATATACTATGTGAGGTTCAAATCCTCATCCCTATTTTCTAATTAAAATATGAAGGAGGTAAGTAACATGAATGCTTACGAGAAACAAAAGCATTTTCCGTGATGCTGAAAGGCGTTTAGGACAATACTACGTTTCAGTATGTGTTAGCCTTTTGCGCAAAGGCAAATTGTTTTAATAAAAAGAATATGGTAAAGAGCTAGGCTCTTTACCTTAAGGAGAATGATAAATAATGATTCTTAGAGAACGTAGGATAGATGTATCTGAAATCAAATCCTATAAACAATGTAAACGACTGTGGCAATTTACAAGTCGCAATCGTATGCATCTAACATCTAAAGTACCTGCAACGGCTCTCTCACTAGGAACACTATTTCATGAAGCTTTAGCTTTGCTTTATTCAGGAGCTAATTTTGAAGCTACTATGAAGCTGGTAGAACAGCAAGCTAATACAGAAGAATACAAAACTCTCAGCGCTATGTTAACAGGTTATGCAGATATTCTACTTTATGAAGACCTTGAAAAGTGGCAAATCTTAGATGTAGAGCATAAGTTTAAGTTTCTATCAGGGCTTAAAACTCAAATAGGCTTAAAATGTAAAGACACAGAATGTGGTACAGAATACCCTCATTCTATTATCTATCATGATTGTGAAGCTTGCGGGGCTTTCTGTGATGAAGTCTTTGAGGAGATAATGTGTGTAGGTGCTATAGATCTTATTGTTTACGAAGCAACTACTAACACCGTAAAAGGTATTGAACACAAAACTTGTGCTAGATTTAGGGAGGAAGCTTTCAGTTGGTTAGATGAACAGCCTCGAGTTTATTTTGAGGCACTTAATAAGTGGATATCTGGCGCTATATCTAAAGGTCTAGTACCTTCGGATGTTACTAATGGAGGTATCTTAATAAATGAGGTACGCAAGCTTAAGCGCGATTTTGATTATAAACGTACTCCTCACCTTTATACAGAGGTAGACCATGAGCGTTTTTGGAAAATGTGGCTAAAGCAGTTACAAGCATGCCATAATTCTATCCTTTTAGATGAAAAAGGTGAACCTCCTAGTCCAACATATTTCGGATGCCAAATGTGTGATTACAAACATGTATGCTCTACCTTTGGCTATGAAGTAGTCACCAAGGAAACTATCCTTAATGAGTATGGTCTAGAGTTCGAACCTCGTGCTAGAGATCATCTCGAAGAGAAAAATAAGTTAGGAGGTACTGATGCCCCTTAATCGTATTTATAAGATGCAACTTACACCAGACAAGAATAGTGTTATTATTTGTGATCGGCAAAAAGATTATGAAGTTACTACTCCTTACGATAAGGAAATACAGGCCTACATGGGTACACGTCATAAGGTCTATGTTAAAGGTTATATTAACGAAGCTGGTAGGTTAGTAGTTGTAGGTCCTTCTAAAAAGAAAAGCTGGTGATGATATGCGTAGATGGTTAATTAAAGCTTTAGGAGGTTATACAGACATTACTTACTATGATTTAAAAAGTAAATATGATATCCTCTTAGAAGATCATGAAAGCCTAGAAAACCTTTACAAATCATTACAGGTAGAGCGTAATGCGCCTATTATGGTTATTCCTAAAAAGATGCAGGAACATATAGAGATTTTAGAAAAGAGAATAGCACATATGTTAGCTGATGAACTTTTAAAGTTAAATCTCATTATTTTTTCCATTGAAGATCATCCATATACGTTCGAAAAAGTGCTTAAAGGTTTTATTGAATTAGTAGTTCCAAAATAATTTAGATAGGTGATATTATGATACCTTTTTTAGAAGGATTTAGCTCTAAAGACATGTATAATATAGGCCCAAGTACTGTTGAAGGCTTTATACAAGGTCTGAATTGTACTGAAAATTTAATAAGGGCAGTGGCTATTAGTAGATTTATTTATAGGCCGTTCCATAAGGCGAAGCACTTAGCTAAGTACTCTAAACGTAGGCGTATACGTAATAAGTATATTAAAAGATTAGGAGGTGATACTCTTGTTAGACAATAGACTCCCTGTATGCGTACAATCTCAAGGTACTGTTGCGAAATTAGTTGTAAATGGCAATGATATATCTGGCGGTTGTAGGGGTTATACTTTAAACCATAACGCAAGTGAAGTACCTGAGTTAACTGTGTATATGGATCCCCTACCTTCTGAATTAGAATTACATTTAGAAGGTGCTAATGTGACTATATTACCTGTAGAAAGGAGAAGTAGTTAATGACTTTTACAATACCTGAATTCTGGTTAGGAGTAATTGCAACTATAGTAACTTTGTTTATAATTTTGTGCATATATGCATACCTTGATAGCCGTAAGTCCAAAAATAAAAAGAATGAAAAGGAGAATTAACATGACGGAAAAATTAAAAGCAGTGCTGTCCAAGATGCAAGAGGAGCATAATTTCCAGTTAGGAGATATTGTTCAGTGGAAGCCTAATGCAAAAAATAGACTCTTACCTTTGTATAGCCAACCTGTAATAATTGTGGACTATGTTCCCGATCTTGTAGACCCAAAAGAGCTGTCTGACAGTATGCACTTCAGGGAAAATATTGAGCTTTGTATAGGCTTACTAGATGCGGACGATAATTTCATTTGTTTCTGGGTTGATAAAGATCGCATGGAACCCTATCAGCCATGAAAATTGAGTCCAGTAAGCAAGCAAATTACTTGTTAGTGACGGACCCTTGTGTGGCCCCTAAGTATCTTTTAGGAGCCACAAGGGTCAAAAAGACTAACACCTATCGCGTTGAGGAGAACCTCATTAACTTACATCAGTTAGGTTTATCCCTGCCAAAATCCTTAAGAGTACCCGTTGATGATGATGATGTATTCTTGGAGTCTACTCTTTTTAGCTATCAGAAAGAGGATATCCTACGCAAAATTGGCCAAAAAAGTATTTTAAATGCTAATCCTATGGGGTATGGTAAGACCGTGGAGACTGTAGTTACTCTCAGAGAACGTGGTGTACGTAATGCTCTTATTTTAGCTCCTAAAGCTGTACTTTTACAGTGGAAAAACGAGTTAGAAAAGTGGTGGGAGCCCTACTATCAAAGCCAAACCACCTTCGGACGTCCTAAAATACAAGTGCTATCCTCTGGCGATGAATATAAACCTACAAGAGATAGTATAGTTATAACAAATTATGACGCCCTGCTAAACACTCAACGTCTTATACGTCTTAAAATGTTTTCCTGGGACGCTTTAGTGCTAGACGAATCGCACCGTATTAAAAACCGCAAATCTAAGACATGGGCTGCAGTTACATCTATATCAGCTAAATATAAGATGGCCCTTACAGGAACCCCTATCCTACGTAAAATTGATGATTTGTGGGCGCAATTGTACGCTTTAGATTGGAGGTATTCAGGTAATTCATATTGGAATTTCTTAGAGTTCTTTTGCACAGTTCAAGATGGACATTTTGGAGGTAAAGAGGTAGGAGGCCTATCTAAAGACCCTGAAAAAGTACGTCTCCTTAATTGGTTGATAGAACAAATTGCCATCCGGCAACCTGATTTGAAACTTACACCAGGTAAGCGTTCTTCTGTTGTTGACCTTAAAATGTCTTCCTCTCAAAAGGGAGCCTATAAAGAAGCTAGAGACTTAGCTTTTGATACCTTACCAGAAGAGCTTACAATTACTAATGCAATGTCTCATCTTCTACGCTTACGGCAGCTCACAAGTTGTCCAGAACAATTTTATCCAAACATAGATAACGTTAAATTCGATTGGATACAAACTATCCTAGAGGATAATCCAACCCTTAAGATAGTATTACTCTCTACTTGGGCAACTCCTTTAAAAACACTTGCATCTAAGCTTAACGTTTTTCCCTTTGACGAGGGAGGATTCATGCAGCTGTATACTGGTAGCATGTCTATTGAGGAACGTGAAGCCTCAAAGCAGCGTTTTATAGAGGATCCCTCTGTTAGAATCTTAGGAGGTACTATTGGTGCACTTGGTACAGGTGTAGATGGTTTGCAAAAAGCAACCAATACAGTAGTCTTTTTAGACCGGGATTGGTCTCCAGAAATCAACGCACAAGCTGAAGATCGCCTAAATAGATTTGGACAAATTGATGCAGTAAATGTGTACTATCTTGAATGCGTTGGTACGATGGACCTGCATGTTGCAAGAATCAATTTGACCAAAGCTGAAGACATACGCAAGGCCTTAAAGGAGGAATTGTAAAATGAGATGTTTGTTAATACTTTTATTTTTGTTTGTACTAACATCTTGCGGTACTAGTGAAGATTTATATAAACCTGCACCTGAACTCGTATACACACCTGAAGTTGTTTTAGAAGAGGTGCCTTGGTGTTGTTTTTTAGAAGAAGAGTTTTGGTTAGTGATAGCTATGTATATGAGTATGTTGCAGGCTCAAGCTATAGGGCATACAGTAACGTTAATTACTCACCTAGAACCTACTTACTATTCTCTTAGGGGTGTGCTTATGGAGTTAGAAGATGGTCCGTACTTAATGGTTGTACAATTTGCTAATCTTCATAGTGCTCAGTACTTTTATAATACACTACCTGTAAGTAGGCGTGCAATTCATGAAGAATTTTATCTTGTGTTACAAAAAAGCGATTGGGATTCTATGGTTGCGATTCTTTTTCCAGCCATATCAATAGGAGGATAAAATGAATCAAGTATACACGGGACTCGCACCAGTAATCAAGTCTTCGCTTCCCAATGTTCAAAAAAATAATAAAGCAGAGACAACATCTACACCCTCAACATTTGAGGAATATCAGGAGATACTTGAGCGCTCATGTCATGTCGTTAGATATCTTCAGGATATTACGCGAGGCGGTATGCCTAAAAAATTGCAAGGCAATCAAGTGCCCTTAGCTATGGCTTTTCTTTCGCAAGCCCTGCATGATATACTGCTTCTCAGCCGTACAGTAGAAGCCTTCGCAAAATTAACAAATCAATGGCCTACAATAATACCTCCGTCTCGTGAAGAACTTGACAATGATCTATGCGAGAAATATTGCACACATCCCGGTGCTGCCTGTGAAGGTCGAGGATGTTCTGAAGCTTATGAAGCCTTCCTGGATGATTTCCGTAATGGTAAATTTGAAAAATCGGAGGTGTAAATGATGCTAAAACCTTGCCCTTTATGCGGCTGTATTGCTGAACCTCTTTCAGGACATAGTTTAGGTAGAACTGGCTACCTGTATTGCATTATTAAAATTTGCAACTGGACTGTATATGGTGATAGGGATAATGACGATTTAGTTAAATTATGGAATAATTCTACACCTAGCGAATCTCAAAAAGCACATTTTTTAGAGAGCAACTCGCACATGCTTAAAATATTTAACAAATTAAATGATCTTATTAGTAATAGTAGGAGGGTTAATAATGACGATAAAACTTAACTTTGAAGGTGTAGGAGGACCTACTAAAAAACAACAGCGTTACGCTAAATTCATATCCTCTACGTTAGAAATTTCATTACCTAAATTTACTTTTGAGGCATACTCTAACTTCATAGCAGAGTATAGCACAGAAGCCCAAATAACTCAAGATGAGCAGAGATATGAAGATGCATATGAATCCTGGTGTTTGGAATGTGAGGATTTCTGAGAGCTTAAAATTTTTCCTTTAGTACCCTTGAAAAACTAAATTGTTTCCTATATAATTATTAAAAATGGAGGTATAAAAAATGCAAACTATTGATGTAAAAGGCGTAATTACGAAGCCACATTTTATTTTAATGTATGGCGCATCAGGTACAGGTAAAACTCATCTGTGCGGTACTCTGGGGGATCTAGGTAGCGTGCTTTTTATAGACATAGATCAAGGTTACGAAACTCTTTCATGCGCCCCTGAACTTGAAAAAGCTCGTAATAACATTACTATAGTTAGTTTTGAAGCTTTTAAAGATCTTAATGACGCTTATAAAGCTACAAAACAAAATGATCCTAAAGAGTGGTCGCGTATCTTTAATAAAGGTAAAAAATCAACAGACCCATCATATGTTAAAGTGACTCAACCGTTCGATTGGATTGTTTGGGATACTTGGAGTGAAATACAATTTCATATGATGGAGGAACTCCGGCAACAAAAAGACCACGGTAAGTTTACAAATATCTTGGACTTTCGTAAGAGTGCAGAGATTCAACATTGGGGCATGCTTACCGACCTTAATAAGCTTTCTATACAGGAATTACGTAAGTGTAAAGTCAATCAAGTATTTATAATGCAAGAGACTATGGTTAAAGACGAGCTCTCAGGCGTCGTTACAGGCGGTCCAGCTATTCATGGTAAAATGGTGCAAGAAATGCCTTCGTACTTTGGTATAGTCATTCATACAACAACGAATATTATGGGACAATTCGCTGCAACAACTAGATCAAAAGGGCGTTGGCCTGCGAAGTCCCGTAGAGGACCCGGCGCAGACTATAACAAACCTACTATGAAGGATGTGCTTAATATATGAGACTATCTAAAAGCTGTTTAAGGTGCTATACAAAATATTTTCCATGTCCTTCTAGAAAGATTTCAATATGGTTATGCTGGGAATGTATTGAGGAGTTATACGATGAACACTGACATAATGGCCATCTACGACATATGTACAGATCTACAGCTAGCGGATGAGAGAGCTAAAAAAGAGCTTATACTTTATAACGCTCGTAATACACCTATTTGGCTAAAAACTATGCGTTATCTTTTTGATCCTATACTTAAGTCTGGTATGTCCGAAAAACGTATCAATCGTGTAGTTTGGCCTAGCGGTGTAGGATCTTCTGGTATAAATTCCCTTTCAGATATGTATGAATATCTTTGGGAAAATAATACTGGCAAAGATGATGATGTAGGCACCTTACAGCAATTTATATCAGAGCAAGAGCCTGAGTACGAAAGATTCTTATATACCCTTTTTTCTAAACAACTACGTATGGGTGTAGATATAACTACTCTTAATCGTATATATGGGCGTGGTTTTATCTTACAGGTTAATTGTATGCTAGCATACCCTTTTAATGAAAAAGACCTTAAAGGCCAAGAGTTCACACTTACTCTTAAGCTAGATGGTATACGATGTATAGCTACCAAACAAGATGGCAAAGTAACATTGTATAGTAGGGGTTCTAAAATTTTTGAAGGTTTGTACGAGATTGAAAGGGCCTTACAGAATCATCCACAAGATAATTTTATATGGGATGGCGAGCTTTTAGCTTCAGACTGGGAGTATATGAAGACACCTTCCACAATAGCTTATAAAGCAGCTATACAGGCTGTAAAACCTAAAGGTCCTAAGAAAGGCGTAACCTTCTGGGTATTTGACGGTATGCCTTTAGATGTGTATAAAGATTTAGATACATCTAAATCCTATATAGAACGTCGTAAGGTATTAGATGAATTATGGATGGGTTACAGATCTGAAGTTTTGCAATTACTTCCAATACTGTATCAAGGCTCTGATATCTCAGCTATAAGCGCTCATACAAGAGCTATAAGCGCAGCAAAGCAAGAAGGTTTGATGTTAAACATTAACTTAGCTCCATACGCTTATACGCGCAGTAAATCGTTGTTAAAAATTAAGAAAATGAAAGATACGGATTTGGTGGTTATAGGTGTAGAAGAAGGTAAAGGGCGTTTAGAAGGTATGCTAGGTAATTTTGTTTGTGAGTACAAAGGCGGAGAAGTACGTGTGGGCACAGGTTTGAATGATTATCAACGTAAGCACTTATATAGTCAGCGAGATGCTTTACATGGTAAAATAATCACTATAAATTATTTCGAGGAAACAAAGAATGCTAAAGGGCAGCCAAGCTTACGCTTTCCTACGTTCCTCAGATTAAGGGAGGATTAAGATGTCTAAATATGCAATTCTGTTATCTGGAGGTACAGACTCAGCAACTTTGTTAGGTAAACTACTTACTGAAGGATGTTGTAAAAGTGATATTTTGGCTATAGCATTTAACTATGGGCAAAAGCATGATATTGAGTTAAGGGCTTCAAGGCTTGTTGCAAAGTATTATGGTGTAGAGCATAAGACTTTGAACCTTTCTAATATTTATAAAGATGCCGAGAATCCTCTTCTGAAAGAAAGTAATAAGGCAATCCCTAAAGGCCCGTATGTTGCAAAACAGGTAGCAACTTATATACCTTTTCGTAATGGCTTATTTATATCCGCAGCTGCTGCATATGCAATGTCTATATGGCAAGATGAAAAAGATATTTTTATATCTTTAGGAGCTCATACAGATGACAGCGTAGGAGATGTTTATGCTGATTGTTCTAAAACTTTTACACAATATATGGATAGAGCTATTATGCAGGGCACTTATAATGTAGTAAAGCTTTTTTCACCATTTGCAGCCCGAAGATATACAAAAGCAAAAATAGTTAAAGCAGGTCTCAAAATTGGTGTACCTTATCATTTAACTTGGTCTTGCTATGAAGGTTCTACAGGACAAGGTGCTTGTGGCAAGTGTTCTACATGTATAGATCGTTTAAAAGCTTTTCATATCAATGGAGCACAAGATCCTATAAAGTATAAGGAGGTAACAGATGTATCAAATATCTAAACGTATGGAAATTGCAGGTAGCCATAAGTTAGATTTGGATTACCCTTCTCCATGTGGCGAGTTACATGGTCATAACTGGATTGTAATAGTTCATATTAGAGGGCCTAATTTAAATTACAATGGCATGTTAATTGATTTCGCGCATATTAAAAAAGAAATCCATGACTTGTTAGACCACAAAAATTTTAATGACGTTTTACCCAAACATGTACCTACCACGGCAGAAAGCTTAGCTTGTTGGATTTGCGAGAAAATAAACTTACTTGACAAAGCCCCTGGTGCACACTGTTATAAGGTAGAAATATGGGAATCTGAAGGGAATAGGGCGGTGTATATAAATGAAAGTAAATGAAATCTTTAAGTCTATAGAAGGCGAAGGTATGCATGCAGGTAAAGTTACCACCTTTATACGTTTACAAGGCTGTAATCTAAAATGCCTTTATTGCGACACTCAACATGCAGGCGATTCTGAAGGCGGTACGCAAATGTCTAGACCTACAATTATGTCACGTGCCATTTGTAACTTTTCAAATCACGTATCTATCACAGGAGGGGAACCTCTATTACACGAAGAATTACCTAAGCTCGTAGTACGTCTTCTCCGTGAATACAGAACTGTGCATATAGAGACAAATGGTAGTATATCTATACCTGAGTTTTTTAAAAAGGTTCAAGAGCATGCTGCCCGTACAGTAGCTATACTACTATTAAAAAAATTTCTTACCTTTTCTATAGATTATAAACTACCTAGTTCAGGACATGAGATGCAGATGTTAGCTGAAAATTTTGAATATGCAGCAGCTAACAGTGATACCTGTTCTGTAAAATTTATAGCAGGTACGCAAGAAGACTTATGGCAAATTTGCGATGTCATAAGAGAGTATAAACTTGAAAAATGTTTTGTAGGACCAGCATTCCAACAACTTGATCCTCAAGAGATAGTTAATTGGCTTGTAAATTTGCAGGACAAGGATGTGCAGGGCGCTTTACGCTTACAGTTGCAACTGCACAAAATTATCTGGGATCCAGAAAAGCGAGGTGTGTAGTGGATATCAACAGAGCTGAAATAGCAATAGCTAATATTATAGAAACATTTGGCGGAGACTTACAATCTGAAGGTATGCGGGATACACCTAAGCGTGCAGCTAAAATGTTTGCTGAGCTCCTTGAGGGTATGCAGTACACTAATGAGCAAATAGCAGAAAAGTGTAGCAAGTGTTTTGAGCACGTTAGCCATAACGATCTTGTCATTGTGCAAGACATACCTATTTTCAGTCTTTGCGAACATCATCTGGCTCTCATGTATAATATGAAAGTGCATGTAGCTTATGTACCTTGCGGGCGTGTAATTGGTCTTTCAAAAATAGCACGCATTGCACAACTTGTAAGTAAGCGCTTTCAGCTTCAAGAGCGTATAGGGCAGGATATCCTGGAGATTCTAGCATATGTATTATGTACTAATGACATTATGGTCATCGTAGAGGGAGAACATTCCTGCATGACTGCAAGAGGTGTCAAGGTTGCTGGAGCACGTACTAAGACATCAGCTATAAATGGACGATTCAAAAAAGTGCTTGCGTTACGTCAAGAAGCATTGGCACTAATTAAATAAAGTAATGTGAGAGATAGCTTCAAACATCTCTTTCAAGGAATGAATATATGCTTATCACTAACTGTCAAGCAGCATGCTTATCACCAGCTCCTTTAGTTATTCATTCCTTGAAAGAGATGTTTGAGCATCCAATAATGGTCGTCGGACCTTAAACGTAGGAGGTATTATGAATTTAGATTTCACTAATGTAGCAACAAGAGATCCTCTTGAGCCTGGCTTTTATACAGGACGTATTATAGAGGCAGAAGAAAAGACAGCAAGCACAGGTAGCCCTATGATTGCCGTAGTTTATCAAATAACTGGCGACTCAAACGGTGAGCCTGTAGAAGGCATACGTAAAGTATGGGATAATCTTGTCCTTACAGAGGCTTCTATGTGGCGCGTAAAACAAGCTTTTGAGGCGTATGGCTTTGACGTAGAAGGTTCTCTAGACATAACGCCTGCAGATCTTATTGGTATAGATCTAGGTCTTAAGCTGGGGCACAATATCTATCAAGGCGAGACACGTAACAATATTCTAGGTTATAAAACTTTAGATGAAATGGCTGGTCTTAACTAGGAGGTAAAAATGAAAAAGAAAATTATATTAACAGCAGCACTGTTTCTATTGGTACTTGTAGTATTCACAGGTTGCGGCCGTGAATGGCGAAGAAATCAAGCGATGCTAGACGCTGAAAACCAAGCCTCAATCGCTCAAATGCGGGCTGAATACCAACTTGCTGTCACGCTAATGGAGATGGATTACCAAGCCACCGTAATGCGCCTGGACGCAGAAGCACGTCTATACTACGACCGCCTTAACGCTGAGCGCATTCTCTTGGTAGCGGAAGCACAAGCCCAGGCAGACATTGCTACAGCACAAGCTGCCGCCGAAATACAGCGAATACATGCATTGGTTACGGCTGAATACATTGTTATGTCAGCAGAGGCACATGCACAGGCTAACCGACTATTAGCCGCAAGCCTGGATGATTATCTGCTAACACAAGCCTGGATTCAGGCATGGGATGGGCAATTGCCACGCACTGTTTTGGGCGAAAACACTAACTTTATGATAGGGTTAGATATTGATGAATAGGCATATGCGCAGATTCTTGAAGTTTGCAGGAGTCGCCGTTGTTGTTATGTTGGTTTTGATTGTCGTAGTTATTGTAGGCAATGAACTAACAAGCCTAACCGAACCAAGAAGACAGCCTTTGCAAATCGAAATACAGGAAACAGAAAGCCCGTTTAATGTTCGTGATATGCAGGATGAAACAAGAGACAGGATTAACAATAGGCTTAATGACTAACTCAGTTATATAGTCGTAACGTGGTGGCGGAATGGGTAGACGCGCGGTGGAGAAGGCCTGTGGTGAGAGGGTTAGTTAGGACGGTAGTCCCAGACCTAATGATTTGTGGTAGGTGTTCAGGCATGTAGGGTTCAAATCCCTACCCACGTTATTAAAAAAAAAAATAGGGGATGCTGCTGGGTGATTTATTCAAGGTTTATTACTTTCGAATGCAAGCATAATGACGGGCAGCTTTACGCTTTGTGCCCTTTACATGTAGAAAAGACCCCGTCATTCACAGTTAATGAGGAGACAGAAGAATGGTATTGTTTTGGTTGTGCAGAGGGTGGAGGTCCTAAAGAATTTGTAGCTAAACTTCTAGATGTTGATATTACTATAGCTAAGACTGCGATTTCTACTTATGAAAAATCTGGTAATTGGATTTTGCCGGAGGATGATCGCATTGATAAGTTGCATGTAAATCTTATTACAAGACCTTCTGAAATAGCCATACTACACAAGTATGGTATAACTAGAGAAGCTATCGAAAAATATAGGTTAGGCTGGGAAGATACTAGAATTATTTTCCCTATTTTTTCTCGTACTGGTTACTGCGTTAACCTAAGAAAATATCTCCCACCTCACAGGCGTGAAGATGCTTTGCGTAAGGTTATACATGAAAGAGGTTTAGGTAAAGGAAGTCCAAGATTTTATCCTTATGAAGCCTTTGATGAGGATACTATTTTTATAGTCGAAGGTGAGAAAGACTGCATTGCTGCTAGGGCTCAAGGCATCAATGCAGTTACAGGTACGGGAGGTGCAACTTTACCTGTACATGAAGCTTTAATGTTTAAGGACAAACATGTTATCCTAATGGTTGATACTGATAAAACAGGTAATAAATTGGCAAGAGATTACTATCAATTACTGCAGCAAGTTGCATCTTCTATAAAACGTGTAGTACTTCCTACAAAAGATTTTGTAGAGTATTTTGAAAATTGCTCAGAGTCTGAAGAGGATATGGATGTAATGAAATTCCTTGAAGCTTCTGTGCAACAAGCTGCTGATGAAGTTGAAGCTCAGGAAGCTACACTTGCATCAGCTGAAACAGTAGAAAACTTAGATACTTGGGTTATTTTAAAAAATATGACTATTGTAGGTACGGAAGCTAAAATTTATACAGTACCTACTAAACTAGAATGCGTATGTATTTCATCTAAATGCGATAAATTCTGCCCTTTGGCATCGACGTCTTTAACTGGTAAAGGACCTATTATAGATGTACCATCTAGGCATGTTGTACATTTCCTAGACTCTAACGATGGTATACAAGATAAGTTTGTACAAGAAAAATTTCGTTGTCAAAAAGTAAAAGCTATACCTACAGAATATGTCAATGTACAAAAAATAATCTTCCAAGAGTCAGCCTCTTTTGTAGATGGTCTAGAAGATGCAACATTTGAACACCGTTATGGAATGTACACATATGTGGACCATAGACTAAGCGCTACTATGAAATATGATTTAGTAGCTTGCAGAGTAACGGATCCTCGTACACAGGTAGTATATTATGTTATTCGAGACGCTGAAAAGATTGATATGCATATACCATCTATGTATTTGGAAAGCGTAGATAAGTTCCGTCTCGTGGCGCAAATTTCTAACAGTGCTATAGAACTTTTAGAACATTATTATAAAGAGTGGTTACCAACTTTAGCTATAGAAGGCCGATTAGATTTGTTTGGAGCTATGCTTTTAACATATTGCTCAGTAACAGAAATACCTTGGCAAGGTGGAATTATAAAAGGGTGGTTAGATACAATATGCGTTGGAGATACAAGAACGGGGAAATCTCAGATGGCACAACGCTTTGTTAAATCTATAGGAATGGGGAGTTACATCAATGGAGAAAACGCGCGTAGAACAGGTGTTATTGGAGGTCTCCAACAATTTGGAGGTTCTTGGGTTATCACTTGGGGAGCTATACCACTCAATGACAGAGGCCTTCTTGTCATTGATGAAGCTAGTGGACTCGATATTGACGACATTAAAGACTTATCTTCAACGCGCAGTTCTGGAGCTGTTACACTTCATAAAATTGTTAAAGGAGAAGCAAGAGCTCGTACCAGGTTATTCTGGTTATCCAACCCCCGTTCAGGCTGTAACATTCATGAATTCTACTGGCGTGGCTATGGAGCATTTCAAGAATTCATACCTGCAGTGGAAGACCAGGCAAGATTCGACCTCGTATTATCGGCGGCGCGAGAGGATATAGATACTCCTAAAGGTATTGACCATTATCATGAACCTGAGCTTAACAACTGGCGAGATTTAGTTGCAACTGCTTGGTCTTTAACTCTTGAAGATATTATTTACGATGATGTGTTTCGCGCTAGAATAAGAGAGTCCTCTAAAGCTCTCAATGAAGAAATGGGCGGTGGACCTCTTATTGTAGGGGTTGCTGTACATGAGAAACTTCTAAGGCTTTCCTGCGCTTTTGCAGTGCTTTCTGGAGATGTATATGATGGTAAGCTAAAACTTAAAGAGAGGCATCTAGAGTATTCTGTAGAGTTTCTTAAGTATACTCTCTTAAAGGAAACAATGTCTTACGGTGAATACGTTAAAGGCTTGAAAAAGGCTAGAGAAGCACGTATTAAGAATATAGAATTTATACGCGGTTTGTTAGTATTACATCCAGCAATAAAAGCTGTATTAATTGCAAAGACTTTCCGAGGACATCAGTTCTCTGAAATATTAGGTTTAGATAAAAATGAATCTGCAAAGATACTCTCCGACCTTATTAAGCGAGGTCTTGTATCTGTACAGTCTCATGCTACTTATAAACCTGAAAGTGTTCTAACAGATGTAGCAAGACAATTCGAAATAGGAGGAGATTAGTAATGGATGTTGAAAGATTGGAAAGGTTGTTTGAGAAATACCCTAAGCTTGAGAATTTTATTGCAGCAGGGAATATTACTCTTAAAGCTGCACGCACTATTCTAGGCTTCGCCGAGGATAGACATCTAATGTATGATATCTATGCAGAGCTTTTAGAAATAGGTGCGGTAGAAGGCACAGGTGCGGTTTCCTGGCGGGCAACACCTGAATTAAAAACTTATATGAAGGAGCGTAAAGCATGTACGACTTAATATGTGCTAAAGGATTAATGGATAACGTGAAGCACTTAAGGCAGCAGTTTCCTCATAGCCATTGCCAAAAGTTTGATAAGCTTGTTATGTGTATTAGTACATCACTAAAAGTTTCTGGTGGGCCGTTGCTTGAGCAATTTAATCGTATAACCTCTGAGCGTAAAGAAATGTCTGCTAACGATAAAGGCTATGAAGCTATGCTCTATATGTTAATTTGCGGGCTTAACGAAGAAACAGGCGAGCTAGCAGGACTCTTAAAAAGGGAAATTCGTGGAGATCCTAAACCTGCAGAAGCTTGGATTAGTGAATTAGGGGATGTCTATTGGTATCTTATCAATCTTATTGATATATTAAATTTAGACCCTTTACAAATTTTACAATATAATCAAAACAAATTGGAGGAAAGATATGGGAACAGATCTAATAATAGCTGACAACCTATTAAAAGATTCTGCAGATAGCGTTATAAATAATCCTTCTCACTATACCCAGGGAGGTATTGAGAGTATAGATGCTATAGCAACTGCAACAAGGGACCTTAAAGGTATTGAGGCCGTTTGTATTGGTAATGCCTTAAAATATTTGTGGCGCTGGAAATTGAAGAATGGAACTGAAGATCTCAAAAAAGCTAAATGGTATATTGATTATTTATTAGAGGAGGATAATAATAATAATGAAAATTTATCATGAGGCACCTAACGATGTATTTGAAGATGTACAGAACCTAACAGATGGGGACTATGCTCTCTGCCATCTTTTGGAAGAAGGTAATATTGCGTATGTCAATCATTTCATCAATGCTCGTAGAGTAGGTAGAGAAATTATGCTTGATAACTCTGTTTATGAGTTGGGAGAGGCTGTTAGTTTTGCGGTACTTTATAGGTGGTCAAATATATTAGAGCCTGACTGGCTATTTTTACCTGACGTAATGCATAATGCAGTTGAAACAATTGCTAATGCTCATAAGTATATTATGACTTATGACATTCCTAAGCGTACTAAACTTGTAGGCGTTATACAAGGTAACGACTACCAAGAGGTAGTAGAGTGTTATAAAGCTTTAGCTGGTATATGTGATATGTTAGCTTTTAATTTTCAACTAGGTAAGTGGTTTGATCATTCTTTTCAAGGCAGAGTAAAAACACTTTTACAGCTAGAAGAAGATAATATCATACGTAAGGACAAGCTTCATCATCTGCTAGGTCTTAAAGTACCAAAAGAGCTTTTATATCACATGGATCGAGAGTACATTTACTCTATTGATACTAGCCAGCCCGTAATGTGGGGATTAAGTGCGGGTGAATACACCAATTTAGATCCTCTAACATGCTCTTTTAAAATGCCTGGTAAGTTATATAACCATGTCAATCGTGAAACATCATTTTTAGAGCGTGCCGCTATATTATCTAATATTAAATCCTTCAGAGCGTTTGTTAGAGGTGAGGAGGATACAAATGTTGCAGCAACTAGTTAGGCAAATTGCTCCCTGTGTAGATATAAATAAACTTAAAGTATCTAGAGATGGCCCTCTATGGGGTAAAGTTATAAACGGCATTTTATACATTCCACCTATGCCTGTGCTACAAAAAAATATCATTGAACTAGATAAGTTTGTAGAGGGCCTTAAAGTGTTTGCTTTACGAGAAAGCTCTGAAGGGGAAGTCCATGTATGGGAAGAGGATAAACTTGAATTGTTGAATATTCATACTACAGACCAGCTTAAAGAACTTCACAAGTTTTTACGTATAGCAGGTACTGTAGCAGTTGATATTGAAACACGTAGAATCGAATGGGAAGATAATAAAATGCTTGCCATTGGTTTTGCGTGGGATGGTTGTAGGGCGGTTGCAATTGAGTGGTCTAAACTTACATCCGAGACACTTGAGGTGTTGCAAGGCATCCTTTCAGATACGTCAATAACATTTATTTGGCATAATGGCAAGTTCGACTGTACGCGCTTAAAGTATCTAGCAGGTATAGATGCTCGCGTAGATGAAGATACCATGCTGCAACATTATGCTTGTATCAATGAGCGTAAGGGTACTCATAGTCTTAAGGACCTAGGTCCCCTTTATCTACAAGCCCCTCAGTGGGATGATGAGCTTACTCGTATACGTAAAGAGTATGCTCGACGTAATAAATGCACTCTTAAAGAGTTTATGTTTGATATGCTGCCTATGAATGTGCTTCTTCCATATATGCAGAGGGACTGTATAGCTACATGGAAGTTGCATTTTCTTTTTAAACAGCTATATAATGAAGGTACTGAGCCTATATATAAGATGCTATGTAAGGCAGCTAATGTATTTAGAGATATAGAGCTAAAAGGTTTTCAGCTAGACATGGAGTACATGGAAGATTTAGAAGTTATCTTAGATAGAGAATTTGCTATAGCTGAAGCTACTCTTAACAAAAGTGTAGATAAGATGTGGGATCCTTATCTATATGTTAAAGAGAGTGGTGCAAAATCTATTCCCACGTCTTTTAATCTAAAATCTCCTAAACAGCTTAAGTGGCTTTTAGAGAAAGCGGTAGGCCATAAAATCTCAGGTACAGGTGCTGATATTATAGAAGACTTACGAGGAGATAATCCAGAGCATGATGCGTTACTTATGGCTCTTAAAACTGTGCGTAAGCTTTCTAAGCAAATTGACACATATATATGTGGATTTAGAGAAAGAGTTTGTAGGGATCATCGCATACGTGGTTCTTTTAACCTTCAAGGAACTGAAACAGGTAGATTGTCGTCTAGTGAACCTAATATGCAGAATGTGCCTAGAGAAGGTTCGATAAAAGGAATTTTCATATCTGCACCAAGTAAGAGACTGTTACAGCTTGACTATTCTCAGGCGGAAGTTAGGGTATTAGCTTATTTGTCTGGTGATAAGTTCCTTTTCAAAATGTATCAGGAAGGGCGAGATATTCACAGTGAAATGGCGCATATAGTCTTCGGAGAAAACTTTACTGAAGAAGAGCGTGTAGCCTGTAAGACTGTAATATTTGGCTCAATATATGGTCGTGGACCTGCATCGGTTGCTGAGCAGATAGGTTGCAACATGTCTGAAGCGCGTGCGCTTATTCAGAAGGTGTTTGACTATATGCCCCAAGCAAAAGTCTGGATTGATAATAGGCGCGTTATGGCTTCCAGGGGCGAAGAGTGTATAAATGCTTTAGGGCGTAGAAGACATTTTGTTATTACCGATCAGAGTGCTTTGAACCATATTCAAAACGAGTATATAAATACACCAGTACAATCTTTGGCTTCCGATTTCACACTCTTATCAGTAATGGAAATACATGAGGCTCTTGAGGTAAAGGGCTTGTGCGCTCACATTATATCTATGGTTCATGATTCTGTAATACTAGAAGTTCATCCAGACCATTTAGAGGAGGTTGCCCAGCTAGGTACAGAAATCATGTCTACATTGCCTCGAAGAGTTTTGCCAGATTGCCTAGTACCTTTCAAAGTAGATATAAAATCGGGATATAGATGGAGTGAGATATCATGACCTTTGAAATATGCTGTGAAATATCTCTTAGGCTAGTAGATCAGAATATATCACTACAAGAATGGGCACAGGGTGAAATTGCAATTCTACTAGGAGGTGTAAGAGTAAGTACTATCATGTATATTACTTTATTAATAGTTACTATGGTTGCTATAGTTGTTTGGGTTAGCTTATCTTTATATATTAAGTGGCGCACTATGAAGATTCTAGAGCAAGCACCTTTATACCGTAATAAAGGTATACACAAACCTGTAATATCTGAGAAAGGCTTAAGAGATGCTGCTATGAGAGTGGCCTCTATAGTAGGCGGAGATAGAAAAGAAAGGCTGTTGGAGGTAAAGAAATCATGACCATACTTTCTATTGATCCAGGAGAGTCTACTGGGTGGGTAACGTGGCTATCAGGTGCTGATAGGTTGCAGGGAGGTACAATTAAGCATAATAGAAAACAGTTGTGGAATCTCTTAACAACAATTCAACCAGCTATAATTGTATTTGAAGAGTTTGTACTCTATCCTACACATGCTAAAAGTCTTATCTGGAACACTTTTTATACTTGTGAGATAATAGGCATCATAAAATTATACGTAGATTTAACTCCAAACGTAAAATTAGTTAAACAATCAGCTAGCAATAAAAAGTATAGTGGAGCGAAGTCATCAGATGAGTTATGGCAGAGCTTAATAGGTAAGACGACAAATCACACTTTTGATGCTTATATACATCTTGTATATTATCTACGTACAAATAAAAGGAGCTAACAATTATGCTTAAGTGGTTGTGAATACAAAAGTTGGGCATGAGGTTACTCTTAGGCAAATTTGCTCTACTAGTCCACCTTTTGCCACAGAGATTACTCAAACAAGTACTAGTCTTGTATTAACATGTGAGTTACCTTGCAAACCTCTTACACAAATTGAGCTTGACCCTACAACTATGTTACGCATTGCTGAGTACAATGCCGAAGGTACTGTAGCAGAACTTTTAGAGACAATAGTTGAGCTTAAGAAAGAAAAGGACAATCTCCAAAAGGAGATTAGTTGTGTAATGGATAAATGGCACAAAATTATTAGTTTTGCAAATAAGTTTGGCAGCGATGGCCAAGAGCTTCCCGAGTATGACTACGACTAAAGCACTGTAATTTAGCATAATAAAAAGGTCTGAGACATTTGCTCAGGCCTTTTTATTGTTACTTTACTGTGTGTGTTTATCAGCCTCCGTAGACTCTACCGTGGCCTCTGCTTACATGCCCGCAGCCAAATGCACCCTGCACAAAAAGTTCTCCGCTACGGTGAGAGACCGGATGAGTAAACTCTGTGTAGTTTCTTTGGAACTCGAGTGTTTTAGCAGTGAAAGGCATGGTGGTTACTTCTACGTCACGGATGATAACTCCGCGAGGGTGACGACGTCTTGGTAGTAAATGAGGCATAATAACAAATCTCCCTTCATCGTTTACATAAAGCTCAATAAACGGACGAGGTTCATTTCCATGGCTCATAACGTCGTCCATGGTTGCTGTGTTGGCGAAACCGAACATAACGGCTGGGAATATCTCAGAGAGGATCTCTCTTTCGATAATTTCAGGGCCGCGCTCATCAACGTAACCGTCTCCATATGGTAGGTGAGTGGGAACGTCTGGAGTTTCTGCAAGGCTATCGCCTGTTCTAACTTCTGCACCTATGTTATTGAAAATTTCTTTCCTATAACCGGTGTATGCGGTTGGGTCAAAAGGCACGTTACCTACTACTTTGAACTTTAGAGGTAGCCCAAGAGTTTCAACGGGCACATGACGCCTAACCATCAAGCGGTAGCGTGTAAAAGGCTGAATTTCGCCTAAGCTACGCACGTTGATTTGAATGGCAGCATACACCTCGTCGGGATTATCCCATAAGATGACTTTGCCGCCTTTGAGCATTGTAGGAGCCTGATGGTAAAACCAATCAGATTCCAATTGACGCATTCTGTGCATAGAATCGTCCTCCTTTAATTAGTTTAGGGTTAATTACTCCCTGTGTTTGGCCAAACACTTGAGGAATTAAAGACTAAAACCTGACCTAGGTCAGGTTTTAGTCCTGCCGCAAAGCTAATTAAAGTTAAACAGCTACACCTAGACCTTCATCAACAGCGAAAGCTCGTGCATGCCCAAACATAGGAGGATGTACTGGACGTAAGCTTGATACTATGCGATGATAAAGGTTGTTTTCGCGTTCGCGTGCTAGTTCATCGCTACGGCGTTCACGCTCTATGCGTTCTGCCTGTTCACGGGATTTTTCGCCTTGTTCGACGGTTATTTTATAGGCCTCGAACTTAGCATCGTCGGTTGCTTTTTGAGTTTGGTAGAAGTATTGGGCTGCTTTTGCGTCGGAGTTAGCGCCTACAAGAGCAATTTCTTTTTTAAGCTCTCCAAACTCCCGAAGATTATCGCGGCAATTATCATGCGCAACATGAGCCGCATGGTTATAGCCATCATTACCGTGACCTGCCTGTTTAGCTAGCAGCCCTGCTGTTGCAACCTCTGCGATTCCGCCGTTATGATTTCGCTCACCTCGAAAAGCGAAGATGGCAAATATAACGAAGATGAATACAACTAAGATTACCATTACAGCTAGTACCATCATAGGATCACTTTTGCCTGACGTAGACGTAAATATAGGGCTGTGAGGGCCTCTGGTTTCGTCTGCTCCCATCATTTTGTTGCCTCCTTTATAATTATAATATTGTGCCTATACGCACAATTCAAACGGAAGGCGGGGATGACCTTCCGTTTGCTATCTACGTATAGGAAGCAACCGATTATTGCTGGATGTGTTTTAGTATAGCATCTGCTTGGCCACTGTTTTGCAGTGCAGTACCTGCTTGTTGTACAAATGCAGCAGGATCGTTACTCTGCGCAGCCTGTTTAACTGCTAGCCACATACCATGGCTTAGGTTTTGCTTATATTTTTCAGGAACCATATTTTCTAAAGAACTTATAAGTGAGGGAAGGCCTTGGTTGTAGGCTACGTCCATTGCCTGGTTCTTAAGAGTTTCTTGGTCAAAAGGTAATTTGATATTACTCTTGAACCACGACCATGCCATCCCGAGAATCGTTTTTAACATTAGAAGAATCCCCTTTCATACTGTTAATATCTGCTTGCATAGTAAGCATCATTTCGTGTAGCTTATCTACTGTAAGCAAGGGTACTGCGCTTTTGCCTTTAGTAAATTTCGCACTTTCGACGATAAGCTGCCCCGTTAGGAAATCTACATATTTCTTGTAAAGCTCACCTGTATCGGGATTATAGTATAGCATTGTGTCGCCTAAACGAGCTTCTTTGTTGCCTAATTCTTGAATATTAGCTCCTGAAGATATAGGTTGGAATTTAATCCCAGGATCTGTTTCAATACTAAAATTGGTCGTAGGTTGAGAAACTTCTGGCTTGCCAGATAAATTTATGTTCCATTCATTTGTATCAGGAGCTCGCTGTTTTGCTTCTTCAGGAGCAAAAGGGCTAGGACCTACTTTTTGATTGTAGTATTGCATCATTGTACGTATATCAACAGGACGTCCGTATTGATCATATAAAATCATTTTTTACCTCCTACTAGAGATTCACGGCCCATAGCTTTTAACTTACTTCGGGCAGCTGACATAATAGGTTTGTCACCTTGAAACCTTGCTGCACGATAAGCTTGCCTTAAACCTATAGGACTAGCTACCCATCTTCCACCTCTTTGAGTTTTGAAAGGGTATCTTCTTGTTGATGGTTTAAGGAATGCGTGCCTTGGCATATCTTGCCTTGCTTTGGAACCTATTGCAGGCGGCTTCCAACCTCTAGCCATTAGAGTGCGCCATTAGCGAGCTTACTAGCTCTGTCAGTAAGTTCTTTAGGTACTCCATCTTGCTTGTATAAAGCGTAGTTGTTGGCCAGCATTTCATGTAGCTCTAGGTTAGAGCGTAGCTGTTCACAGATAATTAACCAGTGTTGGCGCTTGAGAGCATCATCCCCTGATGGCTCTAATGTTTCAATCCAACGCTCGTGCCTTTCTAAAATACCATAAATTCGATCCATTATGCTTCCTCCTTTTATATTACTTCCTATGTAAATATTATAATATAAAAAACCTATTATTTTCTATAAAACAGAAAATAATAGGTTTTTGGATAGAAAAGAAATCCCCTGTTAAGTGCTAGGTAGCTTTGAAATCTTCAGTTGCTTGTTTTAGAAACTTACGTATAGTTGATTCAGACCATGGTGCCATTGCTGCGTTAATTTTAGCCCAGCTTGCTGCATCACAGTAGTAAAGCTTTAGTACCTTAATTTGTTTAGTATTTAAGCCTTTAGATTGAGCTATATTAAGCATATCTTCGTAATTACAATATTTTGCTAATCTGAATGTATTCCAAGCGCTTATACGCGCATTTACTCGCTCTAATTCAGCTTTCTGAAGTCTATCTTCGTATTGCATGTCTCCAGCATAAGCCCATATACATGTTGAACCTAGAGATAGTATAATTACAATCATAGGCTGATTGTTGAATAAAATAGGAACACATATGCCTAAACCTAAATAGATAAGACTTATGTTAACAAACATTCCATAAGTCAACACAACACAGTATTTTGTATCAATATGGAACCATGTTTCAAAGGGTTTAGTATATGCAAATTTACATATTGTAAATACTAGTATAGACATTAACATAGGTGCCATAATAGATAGTAAAAACCCTACAAGTATGATAGGCGAGAATAAAACTCCCTCGCCTATCAACTGCTCTACAACCTTGAGCTTAGTCATGAGTATGCCTGATTAGTCCGCCAAGTGTCAGGATTTCATGACCAATGCGACGCGCTAGTCTTTCGACTTTACCAGCACTGTCCCAAAACAACCAGCATGTAGGCGGATTGTTGGGTATTGGAATTATACTTTTTTCCATAACGACAGCTCCTTTCATCAATAATATTGCAAGTAAGAACAATCTGTAATCAATTGTACTTACTATTTGCCAACTTGGTGACATCATACCTATTGCAGGATAGCCTCTTCCAAATCTCATAACTATCTGGTATAAACTAATACCTAGCACGTAAAATAAGCTGTATCCTAATGTAAGCTCTTTGTCTTGAGTTAAAAATAAGGGTATGACTAATAATACTATAAAAGCGGATGCTGTAGTTAATACTTCCCATACAACAAAGCTTAGAACTGGCGTTAGATACTGTAGGGCGATAAATACTATAAGCAAGCACAAAGATATAATTAAAACTTTTTTCCAGGTTATAGAAGTTAAAGTTTTTAGCATAAGCGCACTATCAATAAACCACATAACCCATAATAATAAAAGACCTCCCCACTCTGGTAACGTTGTCTCCACGTATTCTGCACTAAACCATAGTATCCCAAAACTGCGTATAATGGCAAAGAATATCATGGTTATAATATAAGTTATGACGAGTAGGATAGTCGTAGTGTGTAAATGCGTATGCTTCATATTTTACTATGCTCCTCACGTATATGAGCTTCTAGCTTATCTTTTAGCGTTTGTACTTCAGTTTTAGTTGCAGCTTGACGTAAATCATCACCCATACGGTCTACGGCAGTCTTTACGTGTTCGAGAGTAGCTTTCATACTACCTATTGTCTCGCCCGCTTGGTGTGCTTTTTCCTTGGCCGCGGAATGTTTTCCTCCGAAGTATGTTGCAACAGCAATTGCTAAAGCGGCAACACCAAATAAAATATATAACTCAAGAGACATGCTAATCTCCTTTCTTACTTATACATTCCTCACAGCATGGACATTTTTTTACCTCATATGAGGGTTTTGGTGGAAACATATACATAAATACTGCTAATGCAATTACTTTAAACATATCAGCATTTTCGCCGTTTGTAATGGTAAGTATACAAACAGTAATTGCAATTATTAGCGCTATTAAGGATTTAGTATATAGTAATATCTTTTCTTCAGTCACTATCTACCCTCCTTCTATGCCTATCCCAGTTACTGTATTTGTAGACTGGTTCCAGCTTAACTGGTAGCCAAATGTTTCAAGAATATCTCTTAAGCGTATTTCAAATTCGTTTCCAAGAAAGTCTTTAACAGTTACTAGCCATCGATTATCTACACGACGTGCCTGAATACTTGACCTGTGAGCTGACATGTCAAGAGTTACTAAAGGTAAAGAAGGCTTCGGAGCCATATTAATTTTTCTACCGCTAATTTCTTCAGCTATAGCATGACATATTTCCTCGAAATGCTCGTTGTATAAAAATACATCCGTCACAGAATTTACAAAGCATATTTCAATAAGAATAGCAGTTGCAGTAGTATTAGTTAAAAAGCTTAAATTATTACGGGCCCAAGCACCTTGTATAGTATGGCCATTATTTCTTAGTATAAGGCCAGATGCCTCAGAAATAGCCTTTGATACGTTGCGTGCAAGCGTTCGCATAGCAGAATTGCCCGTACGGTATAGTGTCTCTACACCTATACCCGCTTTACGTGTGCCTCCGGCCACAGCATTAAAATGTATAGACACATCCAAATCCCTAGCTTGGCTATTATGGTGCCTTACAATTGCACCTACATTATTAGACACTGTACGAGCATCGTTCTCATGAAAAGTATTTACGCTTATACCATAAACACCTCTTAGTATGTCCGAGACTCTATCTGTAACGCGCCTTGCTTCATTTACTTCATCAATTAGCCCAACTGCACCGGGGACAAACAGACCATGGCCGGATGAAATTACTATTCTCATGTGTCACCTCGCGTCCTAGCAAGCTGTTCTACTCCTGCTTGATTTGATATGGTTTTCTCAAGGCTCTCAATTCGCGCGTCTTTTTCTTGTGCGTCTACAATTAGCAGTGTAAGCAGTTCCATCATATTTATTGAGACACGTTCGCCCACTTGTCTTTCGCTCATGACTGGCTCTTGCTCAATCACAATTTTTTCTTCGTACACAGCATCAAGACCTGTGTCATCTGTGCGATTACCCAATTCATCAAATATGACGCCATCTGGCTGAATTTTACTCAGCACTATTTCGATATGCTGGCTTTCTGTAAATTCTCCAGTCTCACATTCCTCCATAATAGGCACGTAAGAAATTAGGTTTACATCCTTATTCTCTATGCCAAGAGTATCCATAGCTGCTTCGACATCTTGAGCAAAAAGGCCTATGTGCAGATTAGCGCCTACAGGCTCATCTTTGAAATTAAAAGCCTTGGGTTTTAGCAGTTTTAAAAGACCTTTAAGATTGCTAGGAATATTACTTTCATTTGTTTTTTCATTCGCGTCTGATGTTAAGGCCACGCCATTTGCAAAAACAGTCCTAGAGGCGTGTACGTCTCGTACTCGTAATGCAGAAGTGCCTATATCCCATGTCGCAGTGACCATGGGTATCCAGCTTTTGTTTACCTGGCCAAGTGAGTCATTGTGCATGATACCGCTATTATAGGTGCGCAGGTTATTAACCGGGTTTACAGCCAAGCATGTGTTTCTTCTCACAAGGTGGATGCATCCTCGACCAGCAGCCAAGCCTCCATCACGGTTATTGACACCTTCGTTTTGGTCGGAAAATATAAAGGCATTAAATTCTCCGGATATCCCAAGGCGTCTATTGGATATCAGATTCCTTAGGCACCAAATATCGGGTGTTTCCCTAACATATATGCCGTCGTGCGCCCCTGGGGCAGTACCAACAACTCTATTATCACAAATATGCACGCGCGTATTACCCAAAACCTCAATGCCATGTGCCGTCGCAGTCGTTATATTGAAGCCGCGAAAATCTATAATTTCATTGTGATTATTTTCAATTATCACACGTGTAATATTGTGTGTGGCGGTAGCTGTAGATATATCTTGTACACCGGACGCATTGGCAGTGCGTATAGATAATCCTGCACCCCGGAAATTGCGTACTGCAAGAGTAGCATTTAATGTGCCAGGTCGAGCTAAGAATGTGATGTATCTAGTCAAATACAGCGGAAGCCCATCAATCGCCCGCTGCAATACTTCAATGTCCCATACCCTTATGGACGCTGCTCGCAACAATTCTTGGCCAAATCCATCTGGCGTTACACCAAAGCCACCTTCATTAGCTGTGTTAATGTGGAGATGTCTGATTAAAATATTTGTCCAAAGACCATCCGCTCTTAAGAGGAAATCGCCTCCTCGCCTCGCGCTGTATGCGTAATTGCAATTATTGCCGGAATTAGCAAATCCGACAAATTTTCCTACGGATGTTCTTATCCCGATATTTAGATTTTCAAAGTAGTTATTATTGGCATAGACGTCGGATACTCCGTCACCAACTTCAATGCCGGTGCCACTTACCGTGCCGCTTGTATTTATAAAGTGATTATTTTGTATATGCACGTTTAAGCTACGGGCTGCGCTCACTCCTAATGTGTGCGTGCATCTAAAGTTCATAATTCGCAGATAATCGCCCATGTGTGAAGCACGTACGATAAATCCGCCAACAGTATGAGAGCCAGTTCTTGCCGCCGCCGCAGATTCAGCACCAATTATGTCCAGTATGCCAGGGCCCCAAAAGTCACGGACGTCCATTATATCGTCGGTTACTCCAGGTAGCATATAAATGCGTGTACGGTATAGCACAAGCTTGGGCATATCTAGCAAATACTGCCTCATTTTATGGGGCTCAACATAGTGGTCTGTCCAGGGAGGCGCATTGCTGATTTCGCTAGATGCAGAGGTCACTCCAATGGGCACCGGATACCACTGTTCAAAATGCCATTTGTCATTATCTAGCTTTTTTGCCGACCGCTCGTGCTGGAACCATAAATCGGATGTTGCATATCTTTGAATTAGCGCATCACTTCCCAGCGCGACTATTTCCAGGCTAAACCTCCTTGGTTCTTCATCCGGTCGTAGCGGAGGCATGTGGGGCTGGTTGGCTATGCTTTCTGCAATTTCTGATACTGCAAAGTAACGCCCTAGCTTAATGATTAGATTTAAGTCCGAGTTCTCAGGTATAGAGGTACCTGTAAACATATTACTAATATGAGTTAGATTATCAGTAGTGTCTTTTGTATTTAGATCTAAAGCTCTTACATTATCTTCGATGTCAGTAAATCTAATCTCAGGAATAGTGTTTGAAATGGTACTTCCTGCGTTCCATTGCCTGTTCTCATTAGGTCTTTGAACTCCTCTTACTACATCAGTAAGCGTATTTCCTACTGTATTACGATATTCTATAGTTTCACCTGACTCATCTGTACCTATAGTAGCGTAGGCTGGAGCTGGAGCTAACATAGATATATCTTCTACATGTATTTCAGTAGCTTCTGAACTTATAGGTTGTACTAACTCAGTTGAGGTACTATAAGGCATTCCATTATGCATTGGTTTTAAGATTCTCAAAAGTAACACCTCCTAACTCCGTAGTTAGCACTCTTTTACTACCTGTATCCGTTTGATAGTGGAGCGTAATCAAATTTTTAGACGTATCACTATTGCATCTGTCAACAGATACTTGTAAGGACACTACATTAGGTACTTCTACTCCGTCTACATATACCTTGAATGGTAGGCTAAAGTCAATCATATTATCACCTCCTCTATAATGCTCTGTCTCCCCTAGAATTCACAAAACCTTTTACAGCAGCCATAACTCTTATATTAGAAGGTAAGTTAGGCCTTATTTCTATGCGATGATACGTACCTCTTGAAAGTCTACCTTGAGCATTTAGTAGCCAATCCGTAATATCTCTGTTTAGTCGTGTACTAGTTATAGTTTGTCTCAACTGGCCATTTACTATAACGTCAAAGCGAGTAGGTTGTTCTCGCCATGCAGCCATGTTAGGTACCATAGTATGTGAATGACTAGGTAATACAATACTGTGTGTATGGGACATATCATGCGTATGTGCCATATTATGATTATGTGCTATATTATGTGTATGTGCCATTCCGTGAGTGTGTGACATATTATGAGTGTGCGACATACCATGGGAATGATTACCTCCTAAGTGCGTGTGTTCCATATTATGTGTATGATTCCCAATTGTATGAGTGTGTGCCATACCATGAGTATGTGCAGGCATTCTGGGATATGCTGAAATCATATGACTATGACTAGTTGGACTGATAGTAGTAGATGCAGTAGCCGTTCCGCTGACATTAGTAGTTGCTGATAACGTAGTAGCAGTTATTGAATCAGGCACTGCGCCACCCGCAAGTATCCAAGTGCCTGCAATTGCAGGAGAGCTAACTGTCGTAGCTGTTGATGAGCTGCTACTAGTAGTAGCACCACCAGATGAAGTTGTTGTGCTTGTCGAAGCACCTCCTGAAACTACACCTCCTCCTGTAGTAGTGTCAACACTTGAGGCGCCACTGGTTGCAGTAGAAGAAGCGCCGCTCGTAGTTGCAGAAGAAGCACCTGAGGAAGTTGCAGAAGACGGTCCACTTGTTGTTGTGGAAGAAGGTCCAGAGGTATTTCTTGACGAGGCTCCGGACGTATCAGAGCGACTACCTCCTCCTTCAGTCGCTTGAGAATCTATTCTGAACCTACCCATAAACACATCAAGTTCAATAAAATTAATAATGTTCAGTCCAGGTGGTATGAACAGTTCCATTCGTAGCGGATTGTTAAAATCACAGTTACCATTTTCACTTTCAGTAAAGAATGTAGTTGCACCTTGTGCGTAAGCCATCTCTATACGCTGACGGTCTTTTGCATTAGCTATGGAGCCCACTATATCTCTTGATTGATTAGCTAACGTTACATTTATTACTTGCTCTTCGTCGTGATTATATTCTATTCCTACTATATAAGTATTATAGTTAAAATCAGGTAATGTTACCATTCTACCTAATGAGGGCCTAAATCTTTGACTTGCATCTAGTGCAGCAAAATTAATTTCCCACTCCTCATAAGGATGTTCCAATGCTCTTAGTAGTGCAGTAGCTGCATCACGTAGACTTTGTTCATCCGTATATCTGCGGTCAATAAAAGGTCTCTCAATTATTCCATACTCTTCAACTATATTAGGCGAAGATTGTATAAATGGTATATTATTATTTACTCTTCTAATATTTACCTGATTTATACCTTCTCCTTGTCCTAGAGGATATATACGAGTACACATAGTTGTAGGGTCAGAATTTCTTACTAGCTTAACAAGATTACGACCAATCATTATAGGTAATGCAGTTCGTACGTCTGTACTTAGTCTACGCAAATTTAGCACGTAAGGATATATATTGGTGTTAAAATCGAACATCCAGTCTTCCGTAAAAGGATTACCTATTGACCATAAGGCGTGTAGTATCTGCTCTTGCTCCCAGCCGTACTCAAAGTTACGATTTATCTCACATGTACCGAGTACCCAATCAGTGCGTTTAGTATTATCAGCTCGCCAAACTGCTGGGAAAGCCCAAGGGTCAAAAGTCATGCTTTGACGTGCTAATAACCACCTAATTACGTTGGTAGTATTGTTAGCGGCACCTATGCCTCCCATTACGTGCCAGCCAAACATAAGGTGGTCCAATAGTGTTGCTATTACATGCTCACACTCGTAACGCACTGTACCTAACTCATCCACAGTTTCTTCTTTAGGCATAATTCTATACACTTGACCATTAGCATAATTAACAGTATTAAAAGGTTGGCACAAATGGTTTTTAGTATCGTCAGCAGGTAATGAAAAACTAAAGGAGCTAATAGAATTAAGTTTTACGTTTTCGTGTATATTAAAAGCATTCTGCAAGATACCTAAAGGACGTCTAGTAGGGCTATATACTGTTAGTCTATTCATATACTATATAAACCTTGCATCATATACAAGTTCCCCTTCTATTAAAGTTCCGGCTTGTGCGGATAATACTAATTGCCTTGTGTTTCTATTTAGCATAATCCACTCACCTGAGAATGTCCAAAAGATATCCTCGGTACCTCTAATGACACTAAAATTTTCCGAATCAATTCGTATTTCTCCACCTGGAGGAATTATAGTATTGATAGTAAAGCTGGCTTGGCGTTTCATACCCATCGAAACAAAGGCATAGACTACATCAACGCTATGAAAGTTTAAAGGTATAAGTTGTCCAATAGTAACACTTGAATCTATATCTGAGCTCATATTTAAAGTTTCAATATGCATAAGCATACCTACATGTATCTTAGGCATTAACTTACTACTAAAGATTAGAGTAGAATCTATATAAGCAAAGATACTTACTAAGGACGATACATAGTCTTTAGTAATGAGATGCATATGAATAAACAATATCGGAGTAACTTTTGAAGTAAGTCTATCTGCACTTACGAATTCTAGAGGTAGTAGTATACGCATATTTACTTTAGAGTTAACACGAGAATTAGCTCTAAATAGTAGGGGCATATATGTACGTGCACCTACCACTGCAATAATTTCGCTGTGAGCACTAAAGTCAAGATAAATATATTTTATGCGTGCTGTAGGGCTATTATACTTCGCTATATTATACTTTGCTGTACTCATCTAATTTAAGGATATCCTTATATTACCTGGATTGTGTATAGGAACATGATTAGGTGCAATAATTTCTGGTACTGCAAACTGTACCTTAACTATTGCCTGACCGCCTACTTGCGAGTCCATTATAGCAGCCCAAGCTTTATTTCCCCAAGTAGTAGTAGGCCTAGGAAACTGTACTTCGTTAGTGTTAGCTATTTCGGTAAATCCTGCTGGTTGAATAGAAGGCGTATTAAATATTATATTAGGTCTACTATAAGTTGGACCAGATAATTCTGAACCTCCTGCTTCAGGATCGCCGTCAAATAGTGCCATATGAGGGGAGATACCTAACATGTTTAAACCTCTACATATATTTAAAAATCTGGTTTTAAACTCAACAGTAGTTGCCCCAGAATGTATAAACATAATATCGCCTTGTGCTATAGATGGCTGTCTACCTGCACGTATATCCAAAGGTATAGTAAGCTCACCTCTAAGTAACATATTTCCAGAACCGACTACACCGGAATCTAGAATGCCTATAAAGCGCGCTTGTCCTACATCAGCAGTGCTCTCTGACCACAATATATCTCCTACATTACGCACAGCAATACCTCCGCCTTCTGCAAATGGAGGAGTTAATACTAATGGTTGCCGCGAGTATTCTGGGTACTGTAATTCTATACCTCCTTGACCTGTGTCGCCAGGATCGGTAGCATACAAAGCTACAAATATGTTAGGTATACCTACGGCAGTAATACCATTAAAAGTGTTGAGACCTAAAGCCTCGTAAAAATGTGTTGCTACCATATACTTTCCCCCTAATCTGAAATACGTTCTATACTAGTAACTGTTGGATTTACTATATTGTGATTATTAACATTGCGTAATACTATCAAGGTAGGTGCTTCAGCTGTGCCTGTATAGTCAATATAATTTATACCTCTATGAAGTCTAACACGATTCTGTTCACCATAGGCAAAAGGTTCAGCAATAAAAGGTAACGTAAATTCTCTACGCACTTCGCTAGGAAAAACATCAACATCTACTTCAGCAAATAATTCTGCTATATAATACTTATCAGGTTCGTCCCAGAAAAATAATCGCATAGGACGTACAAGTATAGCAATAATTTCACGTAACTCTGCTTTGGGTAGATGCCTAGTTAAATGGCAGTCAACTTCAATAGTTTTATCTGAGAAGTAACTTTGTCCTGATAATTTTCTAGTACCGTGTTGAAAAGGTAGCTGTTTACGTCTAGGTCTTTTAGGTGCAGAAAATGTATCGTAGCTTATAATCTTCATACCCCACATTTCGTAGCAGTTGTGGAGCCTGCTATTTATATTAAAACTATTAGGAGGCATCTCAACCATTAACAAGTACAACCCCTTTACTTCTAGTTTCTTGACGTAAGTATTTACCTAACTTCCTAGCCTGCGACCTTATACTTTCCTTATCTTCTAAAGGTGTACCCCCTTCTCCATCTATATTAATAGTAATATCTTTTTCTACTACTACAACCTTTACAGATGTACTTGGATAGCTAACAATCCCCTTAGTGATTATCTGAGTATTTTTTAATTTTGAAAGTTGTTTACTTACTTCTGATATATCTTCGTACATAGTTGAAAAATCGGGATAATCAAAAGTAGTTAAACTACTGCATAAGTCCTTAAGTGAGGATTCTATTGCCTTTGTACCATTTAGTAATCCGACAGCTATACCTTCAGAAAACATACGTCCTAAATATATTGCAACACGTGAAGGGGATCGAATTTGTAAAGCACTCTGTATAGTATTTCTAATTCCATCTGCAATCGACTGTGCTGCTGACATTAGAGAACCATGCTGAGACCATAGACCGCTTTCGAGACCTTGCATTATTTGCTGGCCGAGATGCTTTATGTCTAGCTGACGTACAATCTTATATATCTCATCTATTATATCATGCGTAGCTTGTCTAATGTCGGATAGTCTATCCAGCAATCCGTGAACTAGTCCTTGTGATAGATAGGTTCCGTATCTACGGGTTCTTCGTGAGGGTGAGTTCATTTCACCTCTACTAGTCATTGTATCAAAAATTTCATCAATAGCCTGACTACTAGCATCACGTAAATCCGAGTAGGTAGCCTCTATACCTTCGACAGTTCCATCACCTATTGACAAACCTATTTTAGAAGGGTCATTATACTGTACTGCATCATGTGCAGCATTAAATGTTTGAACAACAGCCTCAACCATAGAATTTTCCATAGCCATATTATTTGCTATAGCTTCAGCAGCCATGTCCATTGCCTCATCCATTGTGTTACCTAGTGCAGCAAATTCCGTTGCCACTGCTTTTACAGTATTGGCGGATATCTCAGTAAACAGGTCATCCATTTCCTGTAGCATATTACCGCCGTCAGCAACAAATTCGCGTATATGCGGCAAACCCTCAATACCCATAGAACGTAGGTGCTCAACAACTTCGGCTGAGAGCTCTAAATCTTTAGCAAGCTGGTCTATTAAATCCATATAATAGCCAAATGCAATCCAGTTTTCAGCAGTAGTTTCAAGCTCAGCTGATGTTGCACGTAGGTCATCAATAATAGATTGTGCAGATGATTCGCTGTCACTAGCAGCTGACTGAAATACGTTTGAGACGGCATTCGCATATTGTTCCAGTACAGTTTCAACTGCTTCAATAGCAGCCTGTTGCCTTGCTAATGTTTCAATAAGCTCTTCTTGAGCTTGCTGTGCTTCTCCAACTATTTGCATCTGTTCTTGAATACTTACATTAAGTAAGTCGTTTGCATTACTATTTGCTTCAAGCATTTCAGTGTAAGTTGCAAGTGTTGCTATTGCCTCAATAATCAGATTATTAAGATATCTTTCCTCTGCGTTGCGCCTTACAGTACCATCTGCACTAAGATCATTTAGCTCATTTAATACTCTAGTTGCTTCCTGTTTCCTTATAGCAATTTCTAAACCTTCTTCTGCAAGTCTATTACTCTCGGCGGTTAATGTTTTTAGATAAGCAGTTTCTTGTGAGGCTGTAATAAACTGCAACATGGCTTCAGACGATCTATTTAAAGAGTCTTCGGTAGCATCAAAAGCTAAATTTAATCCTGGTATAAGACCGTTTAACTCATCAATATGTCTCTCCATCTGAACAGTTTGCCACAAAGCTCTATCTTGAGAATCTGCTAATTCTATAATAGATTCCTTGAGTTCGTACATTCTATATCTATTTTCTTGTAAGGCATTCATTTGCTTAATAAAAGCTTCAGCACTACTTTCTACGGTATCCACTAATTCTTGCTGAGCTTTAGAAGCCGCAGATACTACCTCAGACATATATACAACTTCGTAGGATTGTTGACGCATACGTATTATAAGATAAGCAATACCTACAGTAAGTGCAGTTACACCTGCTACAATAGCCGTAATCGGATTTGCCATGAGAACTTTGAACAGTGCTAGTGCTGCTTTTTTAAGTGTGGGGAATACTGTTTTAGCAAGCAATGTCTTTACCTTGGCGTATGCGTTTACAGCAAACGTACCTGAGGCTATGCTACTACTCAAACTAACAAAGCCTGCTTTTATCTTAGCTAAATTTAGTCCTTTCAGTGCAAGCCCTAGACTTATAAATTTAGTAGTGAGTGCTGTAACACCTATCTTCAATACTGCCAATACACCCCCCTTTGTAACAATAGCGCTTTTCATCGCAACAAATTTTGCAGTTAATGCGCTGGTTACTGAAAGAATACCTCCTTTAAGCACATTAGCATATATAACCATTTTTGCTACTAAGGCCTTTAATTTAGTTTTCAGAGGTGTTACAGATTGTTTTATAAAAATACCAAATTGGCGATTGAGCGCAATCTTATTTGCCTTCATTGCAGATGCGGCAAGATTATAAGCTTTAATTGCTTGTGTTAACTTTATTATAACCTTTAACTTCATAAAGTTGTAAGCAAGTATTGCAAGTATTGGATATAGTAGACGTATATTATTTAATAAAAAAATTAAAACTTCCAGAAAAGCCCTAAAAGCTACATAAAGTACTCCACCTACTAACGCTGCTACCGCTCCAAATGCTACGAGCAAATAGGGTAAGTCATTTAGCACAGTGTTTAGTGCGTTTTTAAGTGCTGTAAATAATCTATCAAAGTTAGTTGTAAGCACAGTTAATACACCTACCACTGCTGTTACTGCAGCTACAAATACAGTTTTTAGTATATTACCTAGTATACCTACTACGTTAAGAAGTGAATAGAGTATACTGCCTAGAGCTGAAACTTCTTTACTAAAGGCTTTAAAAACAGCATTACCTGCTTTAAATGCACCTGTTAAAGCTTTAATCATAGGTAATAAAGTTGCTATTACTTTCAGTTTTATAAAATATCCTGCTAATATAATTATAATAGGGTATAGAACTCTAATATTATTTAACAACCAAGCAAATCCAGATATAAGTGCAGGAATAATTGTTTCTATTAAAGGCCTTACTGCTGCACCTATACTAGAGAACACTCCAAACAATACAATAAAATCTGAGGAAACTGTTGTCACTACATTTCCAAGGCCCCCAAAAAGTTCAATTGAATTTTCAGCTGTACCATTTATCGTTCCTCTTAGTACAGCAGCTAATAGTAAGAGCTTATTGGTTACATAATCGACGCCCATTGTTAATATAGTAAACAAGCTATTTAAAGCACTACCTGCAATAACAAAGAGATTTAGTTCTCCTACAACAGGAAATATAGCCAATACTAAGCTAGAAAAAGCAAGAATAAGAGAGTAGGATGTATATACTAACGCCATAAAAAGATTTGCTATACTTTCAAATAGACCTAGTAGAGGCGTAATATTTATTTGAATTTCAGACATACCTAAAACTAGCAAGCTAAATTGCGATATTAAAGACTTTAAAGTATAACCGACGAAAGATATTGCCCCACCTAAAATCTTATATAGACCGGACGCAAGCGCTTGCACAGCCTCTATAAATAAATGCAAAATAGCTATAGGAAATGAAGTACCCATTTCAACAAGCAATCCTATAACTGTAGACAAGCCAGTAAACATTACGGTAATGACCGTTGAAAAAAGCCCTTGAACTGCAAGTAACCCTCCATGCAATGACCCACCGGGTCTTAACATTTCAGCAATGTCCCATAGTTTATTGGATATTACCTCTAAAAAATCTAATTGTATCTCACGTTTTGTTTGCCACACTGTAATGAGTATATCTGAGAGTGCATTACGAATAGAACCTAAAACATTAGTAAGATTCCTTGATTGTATTTCCGCCATACCAAAAGCACGACCTACACCATCAAACGCATCTCCTGCTTCGTACATAAGCCTTATGTTATCCTGCCATGCATCTTTATTATTACTTAACTCGTCAAATACGGCGCGTGCATAAACTGTACTAAATAAATCTTGTGTAAGATTTACACGTTCTTGTTCAGTAGCAACACCATCTAAAGCCTTCATAGCGTCTAACAAGATATCATTAAAAGGCCTAAGTGCTCCTGTAGCTGTATCAAAAGTATTTATACCTAGAGTACGCATTGCTGTAGCTGCTCTATCTGACGGGCCTGTTAGTTGATTAAATACTTGTTCTAGCCCCCTACCTGCCTGTACACCGTATATACCTCCGCGGTATAACTGAGCAAGTGTACCACTCATGTACTCAACAGAGGTTCCTGAGGCATTCATGGTGGGTGCTAACGTAATAATAGCTTTTTGCAAATTACCTAAAGACATACCAGATTGTGCAACTACACCCGAAAATACATCTATATATTTATTAGCAGCATCTACATCTTGATTGGTCTTCATTAATGCGAGTCCTAAAAACTGAGTTGCTTGTGTTAAGTCCGCATTTGTTGCGATAGCAAGTGTTTGCGCATAATTCATTAAAGCAAAAGATTCTTCAGCAGTTCGCCCATCAATTGCTATTTTTTGAAAAGCTGTAGCCAGTTCAATTGCAGAGTTAGCTCCTACCCTAGAAAGGTCTCTGAAACCGAATTCTAGTTCAGTTAGAGATTCTTGAGTCATACCTGTTCGAGCAGCTATAGGAGCCATAGCCTGGTCAAACGCATCTCCTGTTCTAGCTACAGCAACTTTAAAAGCAGTCCAAGCAATAATAGCTCCGGCTATCATATATTTGAGTTTGGAGTTGAACTTATTCATCGAGCTTTCAACGTCTTGAGTTTCTAGGTCTGTTGAAATTGTAATATTACCATCAGCGCGCGCCATAGTTCACCTCCTATGAAAAATATGCAGAACTACTTACTTACGCCCCTCTGCGGGGACACTAGCAAGTAGTTTTGCCATAACTGTATTAACCATTTCAGTTTCTATACTATTGAGTTTAACAGGAATTTGTACCTCTCTTTGAGCTTTTGCAAGTTTGGTTTTATCTTTACCTTTAAAATCTTTTAAGTCTAAAGTTCTTAACTCAAGCTTACGTCCAAAAGCTGTCTCTTTATCAAGATTAGAGAAAAGCATTAAAAATTTATACCAGTGCAGGTATTCGATAGTTACAAGGTCTATTTTATAGTCCTGTAAAAAACTTACATAAATTTCCTCTGCGTCAAATTCAAAGCAATAGTTAGGTTTTTTAGAGGTCTCTTGCACTAAAGACTTCTTATGCTCTTCAACGGCCTTTTTAACAAGATCATCGCCTACATCTTTAGGTGGAGCAATAAACTCTACCATAGCTTTAACAAGTAACCTAGGTTCTAAGAGAATTATTTCTGTAGAGATGGTATAAAACCAACTTATAATGCGACGAATTTTTTGCGATTCAGATACTTCAGGATCATCATATATCGCTAAGATTTTTAAGATAACCCTAAAATCCGAATTGATAGATACTATGCTACTGCCTATAGTAAGAGTTTTGGGGAAAGCAATATATTCTGAAGACCAAAGAGCGAATTTGTTACGCATACTTTTTATCTATGTCTTCCTCATATATCTCTACAACTGCACCTGTTATTTGTCGATACATATCTATACTAGCAGCTAGAGATGGTGTACGGCCATTAGTAATTTTCATAAGCGTACCTTCGCCTAATATATTGTCTACGCTACGAGTTAGGAAGTTAAGAATATCCAAAGCTTCATCAGACTCTGCTTCTGTAATTTGTCCTGAAGTAGCAGATTTTGTTAGATTTCTCAATTTCTTTTCAACCTCCGAAGCTTTAAGTATAACTTCTGTGTCGTTTAATAAAACTGTATAAACTTCACCATTTACCTCTAAGGTTTTTTGTTCTGGTAATACAAATGTTAATTTCTTCATAGGGTTACCTCCTTATATACTACGCATCCAACTCTTCTTCATCAGGGGTTTCTTCAGTTGGGGGTAGTGGGGAACTTCAGGGTGTTACATTAGCTTCTAAAAAGAGGCCGTCTAGCAAACGTATTGTTTGACCTTCAACACTAACTACTAATACATCTGGTTCATTAGCGAAATATGTTCCTTCAGTGAACTCAAGAGTAGTAATGTTAAATACTCCAGGTATAAAATTACCTACCTGATTTAGGTTGCCGCTAGATTCTACGATTTGAGTACCCTCACCTGAGGTATCTGAAACCTCTATTGCGACACGGAACATGCGCGCAGGATGTACATCTTCGATACCTGTTGGCAAGAATACTTCAGTACGTACATAATCTTTTTCTGCGCCTGTGGCCTGCTTTTGATTACGTCCTACTGAATAAATAGCCATAACAGCTCTCTGATCTACCATGATATCTGTGCTGTAAGGAAACTGTGCTTCATAACCACGTATTATGGAACTAGTTGAACGGTCTGATATATAGGCCCGCGTTTCCGCTTGAGCATTTGGATTTTCATCTAGGTTAGTAAAGCCAGGACCCATAAGCGCCCAATCAGGCTTCAGGGCGCCTCTCTTGGCCACGTTAAGATAGTCCGCGATAAAGTTACGAATGACTGTACCTACTTCTGACATTATACTTCCTCCCTATATGTTATGGTTGCAAAGAAATCGTACCTTGCTTGATTATTACTTTGAAGTTGTGTTAGTTGAGGACTTTCGCGAGTGCTTAATTTATAGTCACTGCATTTAGGTCCAAAGTCAGGAAAAGCTCTAGAAGCCCCTTGCTGGGCAATATATTTTTGCCATGTACGAGCTATACCCATATTTTCTACATTTGTACCATCATCAGCATCAGATACTGCAAGTATAATTTGTAAAGCGAAAGTATATTCTCTTATAGTTGTACCATCTACGTAAGTACGTATAGGCCTATCATCTACAGGAGCAATTGCACAGCTACCTTCTTGCCCTCTTAAGAAGTTAAATAAGAAAGAGCTACCTTGCTTAGGGGGTTTGCTTACCCAGTCCCACAAAGCTTCTTCTTTATTAACTACCTTTAATGTAGGCATCTGTATCACTCACTAACGTTTTATACTTACCAGACCTAATAGCCGCTTTATCCCATTTAGCAGATGCTAGTGGATGTTTATGCGTTTGAAAATTCATACGTGTTCCATAGTAAACAGGACCTGCGTAAGGTGCTACATAGTGAATATAACCTGTGGAGCCTTCTGAGGAAATAGACGTAGAATCATTTGCAAGAAATCCTGAGTCCATTGGTACAAAAGGGTTAACTAACCTACGCCAAGTTTCAGCCATAAAAAGAGCTGTATTACCATTACGTAGGATACGTTTATTGATAATAGATTTTGGATTGCCATTCCATTTAATTGATATATTCATTACTATACACCTTCTGCTCGAATATGCTTACCTAGCATAGCTTTAGTAGAGTACCTAACAGCCTTTGCTTGCATGATGTCAGATTGAAGTTTACGTCTTAGATCTGGGATAGTAATCTCTCCCGCCGCGGAGTTTTTACCTATCTCATACTTGTGAATACCTAGAGCTAGATAGTCATCTATTTGAACTGTGAAATATTTAGAACGTTCCTCTTCAGACAAATTCTGCCATGACTCAGGCTTAAGGTAATTATCTACATAAGGTATACGACAAACTAACGTAGAAAGTAAGCTAGGATTTTGGGTATCTCCAGCACCCGTAGAGCGATGGTTAGAACGTTGAGTATAGCGGCACTTAGCATGTATTTCATGTCTATAATATTTATCTCCAAGGCGATTCCAAATAGTTATAAAATCATTGCCACCTAGCACAACTACTTGCCCCCCCCCATTCTTCTAGAGAGTTGCTCTGCAGTAAAGTAAGCTTGTAGTATAGTATTCAGTCTCCTCTGGAATAGCTCCCCGCTGCCTCCACGAGCACCTCCTTCATAAACTTCTCTATAACCTTCATTAGTAAATGAAATTATGGCTGCTCCATTTTCCCCTACAGCAGCCTCACTTCTAAAGAAAAGTTCAGCTAAGTCACATATACCTCGAATGTTACTTTCTTCAAGATCTGTAAACTCTGCGAGTGCTGGGCTAGGAGGTTTGAAAGTCCAAGTTAAGCGATTAAGGGTTTGCTCTTGCACATATAGGCCTGCACGAGAAATGAACACGTTAAAGCGATCTTCAGGTATAGCTGAAAATCCTCTCTCAGTATACATTTCTCGTGTTACGTGTATGTGCGAATTACTCATCCTTATCGTCGCCTACTTTCTTAGGTTCCGGAGTCACCTCGAATTTCTTTTTACGCATAAGTTCAACGATGCGTTTATCTTCTGCGTAACCTACGCCACGTACAAATTCTACCCCGTAGCGAGTTTCGGTGATATTAATGGGAAGCTTAATTTTATGTCTCATTAGGGCCTCCTTTACCGTACTTTAATGTTTCTGAATACACCTGCGCGTAGAGAGTTTTTTAGTACTACGGCTGCAACCATTTCAACGTCACCCTCTTTAAGAACGCCAGGCGCGCTTAAGTCTGGAAGCTTTGTAGAAATAACACTGTCGCCTACAGGGGAGATACCGTGGAAACCTGCTTCACCAATATTTACAGCGTACAAGGAAGTCGCACCTTGCGCATCTATAGGTACCGTAGGTATCGAAGCGGTTCCGTTAAAGAAGAACTTCATATCGATGATTGGGATGCCGTTCCAGTGCTCCACTGGCTGTCCGAAAGCATTTTCGCTACGCGTATAATATCCTGCACGTCTAGCCACAGATTTTACTTTGTTAGCCATAGGTGTATTAGCTAGGAAAGCGCTTGGAGTTACATCCATACCTGACACAAACTCGTCCATCATATCTAGGAAGCGGTGGTAGTTAGTACCAACTAGCTCAGAAGATGAAAGGTCGAATACAGGGCCGCTAGAGTTAAACTCTGTACTGGAGCCTGTTAAAATAGTATCAAGACCGTCAAACTCATCAGCATTGGCTGCGCGATCGCCATTAATTGTAGTGTAATGGAAAAGATTAGCAGCACCCATAATCTTTTCGCGCATCTGGAAGTTAAGCTCGTTAACTGCCCCAGATGTATTAATAATGACGCGATCTAGTTTGAAACTCCCTCCGAAGATTTTCAAGTAAGCTGTCGCATCTTCTCGAATAGCTTCCTGATTTACATATTCTTCGTTAAGCTTTCTAAAGGCCGCTGTAGCCGGAGTTTTAAGCCTTACGTATCCATAGGCAAGGGTTGAGCCTCCAGTTCCGGGAGACACAGCATTATCGAAAATTAGATTATCGAGTAGCCAAGATCCTCTCCGAAACTCGTCAACCACAGTTTGGTCGACTTTATTAGCCATACCTACTTTTGCTTGTTCGAGTGTAATCATTGTTTAGTTACCTCCATAATGGTTTGATAATGCTTCACTTAAAGAACCTGCCTCTACATGTATAGGTGGAGGCATCTGCCGTCCTGCACCGTTTGGTTGTGATGATGCTTGTGCAAAAATATCTGTACGCTCTTTGCCATCAGCACCTAGTATAAGAGTTTTGAAAATATCAGTACGACTCTTACCCTCGTTTGATTTATCTTGTACAGCTTCATTAAGCTTAGCGCGGAAAGCTGTTTCAGTCTCAGGGGTTATAAACTTTTTGTCTAAGCTTCGAAGGAAATCTACAGTCTCACTATCGCGTTGCAAATCAGCTACTTGTCTCTCTATAGTTTTCTTTTGTTCTGCGAGAGCTATCTTATGATCTGCATCCATTTTTTTAGTAGCCTCTTTTACTGCGTCGTTAAGGTCAGGAGCTTCATCTACCAACTTTTTGTAATCATCTCTTTGCGTAGTTAGAGTATCAATTGTTTTGTTGAGATTGTCGATAGATATTTTATGTTTGGCGTCTAATGCAGTTTTAGTAGCCTCTACTTCCTCTTTTACTTCTTCATCTGTTTTACCTACTTTTTTAGCTTGCTCTGCCTGTATGGATTTACCGTACTCTTCCATAATCTTATCGGCATCAGCTTCAGAAATACCTAGACCTACTAAAAACTTTCTTTTCATGATGTTTCCTTTCTGCCCCTAACGTTATTTGATAACGCAGTTACGACCTGCGAAGGGTTTAGGATTTAACGCTTCCTAAAGCGAATTATATTAACTAGGCGGATGTGCCGCCTCAATTGCCTCCTGTAATTGAGCTGCGTCTTGTATTAACTTATTTTTTGCATTTTGTAGTCTAATGGGGTTTCCTACTAGATCTGTATACATACGAAGTGTTTGAGCATCCTCTTCTATTTGCCATCTTGCTTGACGCTGAGCCTGGGTTTCATTTGCGGGAATAGACATGATAAACTTAGACCTCCAGCCTATTTAAATGGATTTTAAGACCTACACCTTCTGAAAACCTATTATAATCTTGTATAAGCCTATTTAATAAGATTTCTTGTTGTAGCCTTTCATTATCAAGATTAGCCGCATGATAACCATTTACTCTATCTTGTGCCTGGCGTATAGCTGATTCGTATTTACGCTGTCTTTGTTCTGCTGTATATAGTGTAAAAGTCTCTCCATCAAATTCAATTTCTTTTTCATTTTTTAGACGTAAAGCTTCTAGATCATCATCGTCATAAGAAGGTGTCGATATACCAAGAACAATAGCAAATGCTCTGTGGTAGCAATTAGGTTCTTCCATTTGGGGCCTTATGTTATTAGCGTAATCTTTAAGAGTAAACTGCAAGCCTCCCCAATCATGTGTAGGCCTATATCCATCGTGCCAAGTAATTTCTACACCATCAGCACCAGTTTGCTCTATAATTAAATCTGTTTGCCTCCTGTTAAGATCTCCTAAACCCCACAATACATTTTGGCGAACTGCAGAATCTATTCTAAAGGTATGGCCTGAATTAAAACCTATCCTACGAATACCTCCATCTGCCAATGCCCTTGTTTGCTGTAAAACAACATTTTGAAAAGTTTCCTGACCTAAGGAAGCTTGCATAATAGCAAAGTCAATAGCTTCTTGATACATAAAAGCTAGAGGAGAAGCTATACCATTTTGGTTGATTAAAAAAATTGCTTGCGTATTACTTATATTGCTAAAAGTCCCATTCGTAGTAGCGCTGATGCTCTGGATTAGAGCTTGTAAGGAGATATTTTTGCCAAATGGAACGGGACTCTGCGCATACAGATGTTGGAATTGTCTTACACCAGAATATTCAGCTCTTGAGGCTGTTAAAAGTGCTGCATGTACCTCTTGCTGCGTAATGTTAAGAGTATTAGCAATCTCTTGCTCTATATGATTCAAGTTAAATCCCATTCTTTGAAGCTCTTGCATACGGTGCAAATCACTGTGACCTATAGAAGAAAGATGATCTGCAATAGTTCTTACAATAAAATGTTCAAGACGTCTGAAGTGTTTTTGAACAGGGTTAGGTAAATCTCGTAAGGAGGTTTCGTCCAACATAACTATTCACCAGTGCCCTCTTCATGCTCACTTTTAACTTCTGACCAAGTTAGAATTGTGTTAGTACCGCGAACAAGTTGGGGACCTTTAGGCATCATTTTAAGAGCATCATCTTCAGAGACCTTATACTTCTTAGCTAGATATATTTCAGGACGTATAAGTCCTGCACCTACATCTTCTTTCATCGAAAGAAGAGTTTCCTGAGGGTCTTTTAGAAGGGAATCATCAAATTCTGTAACAAGTATAATATCTTTAGTGGCTTTATTAATATAATAAGCTACAGCATATAAAGCATCTTCAAAACTTTTTCTGAGGGCTGTTTGGTTAGATGAAACTGTTGAATAGGTGCGATGTTTAGACTCTCTTACCTCTGTAGCTGTTCTGTCTACTTTATCAGGTTGAGAGAAAGTACCATGCATCAGACCTATATTATCCTCGACTAGTTGCTGATACCTATTAAGAGTATCTAGGAAAGCTTTACTGCGAATCTCAGGGCTAAAAACTTCAAAAAAGGTTTCTCCTTGTCTACCTTCAACATCCATTCTAACATAAAAATCATCTGCTAAATAAGGTACAACTGCTCTTCTTCTGTTAGTATTATCAAGAGTAAGCCTATCTACATATAAACGACCTTCTTTTATCTTAAACTCACGAACTAGTCCCGAGAGTTGCAAGTCAGCTAACTGTATTGTATCTTTAGCTTTATCAAATATAGAAACACCGTGTGGTGAAGTAGTGTCAATAGTGTTAGAAGTTGCTGTGCGAAAGAAGCCAAATAAAGGCTGTGTTACTCCTTTTAATATTTGCTCAATTGCAATACCCTTCCATCTGAGAACAAGATCAAGTGCCTCTTGTGTATTAGTATATTTTACACCTATATTACCATTCTTATCTGAACGGTAAACTTCGTTTGTGATATAATAAGTATCAAGATTTCTATCAAAGACATGATGCTCTACGCGTATAATATATTGTACATAACCTTCGGAGCGTATAGCTTCATAATCTTTGAAATAGATTTCGAGAATTGTACCATCTGTATCGTGTTGTAATATCTCGTACATGTTGGGCTGAGCAAACGTAAAACGTACCTTACTACCTGTTAAATAGGGTTTTAGAATTAGAGCACCGAATGCTAAACCATACTCCACTTTATTCCTAATGTCCCAGAGAACTTCTTTACTAAAAATATTCTCAAGAACTGCATCACTTGTTACGGCGGCTCGCATATCAAGTGTAACAAGGCGAGCAACTTCACTAGAAGCTGTTGCAGAGAGATTAGTACTCCATATGCGGTTAGGTACAAGCCAAGAGGCATTATTACTATACATTTGCCGCCAAGTTTTTTGCCTTTGTTGGAGCTCGGATATAGGTGTCAATTGGATTTTTTGAAATGTACCTTTTTCGGTAAGCAAACCCATAACACCATCCTTCACTCTAGTCCATAGGCTCATTTTCTATATACCTCCCACCTATCAGATAGCTCATATATCTTTCAAAGCTATATTCAAATGCGTCGCCGGTATCTTGGTCGTATGAGCCGTCATCCAAGCGTTGATCTGTAAGCGCCTTTTCTTTGTAACGCGCTGCTCTAAAAAACTCTTGCAATGATTCTGTTTCATCTTTGATGACTTGAAGCCTTCGCTGTGCCATTAGAGATACTGTTGATCGGATACGGTCTACAATAGGGTACTTATGACTATTACGTATTGAGTATTCTGTATTCTGGCGTAACATATTTATCAAAAGTTGCTCGGTACTGTCACAATATACTGCACGGATATTACCAAAAGTATCTTCTATACCTTCAGCAAATTCACAAAACCAGTCAAGCACATCATTAGGAGTTGTACCTTTTGCTTCATGTTTTTTAGACCTTAGGGCTACTAAATAATCATAATCCTCTGTGATAGCTGTTGCTACAAAAGCATGAGCTGATTTAGATTGTCCCCAGTCAACACCTATATTGATATGTGCAATTCTTTTAAGTTCAAAAGCGCCTGTTTTAGGATTTAGAATTTCTAAACGGCGTTTATCAGGGCGCCAACTTACTTGGAAGAAATCATCCTCACTATCCATGAAAACTTGGTAGATAGAGCCTTCAGCTACTATCCATTCACCAAGAACAAAACGGCGATAGAATACAGGTGAACCCCTATATTCTGCAATAAGATCCTCTTTATATTGAGGATCTAGATTTGGATTGTCCTCCATTGTAAAATGCCAGATTTGTCTATTCTTAATTTCTGGGCTTGTTAAGGGACCTTTGTAAAACCAATGATGGGGTGTATCGGGATTACAGTTTGCAAATACCTGTGCACCTTTAACTGAAAGGCGAGCCATGAGCTGATTCCAAACAAGTTCAGGATAAGTATTTGCCTCGTCGCAATAAGCTCCAGCAAAAGTAGCTCCTCTGAGGCGTTCTTCAGCTTCTACAGTTGAGGCACCTATAACCCAAATACGACGTTCAAAAACTTTAAGCTCACCGCGCATGCGGTCAACCCATTTATAATTTTGCTTACCTATGATGTCGAGCATGTCGTTGAGGACATTTCTCCAGATGGAACCTCTATCTTTGCCCATCATTATCAAGTCACCGGGAGGTCCATTAACAATATAATCTAACCAACGAACTGTACAGTTAACAGTTTTAGAAGATCTAACTGATCCATGTAAGATACATAGACGAGCTGTCGAGTTAGCTAGGAAATGAAGGGCCTTCTCTGAAAAGCTACCATTTGCAAAATCGATGGCCATACCTTATTTTGCCTCTTGAGCAGTTTCTCCTTTTGGGGGTTGCCCAAGGTGTGAAGGATCGACACTTTCCGAGTTTGTTTTGACGGTTTGTTGAGAGTTCTTAATAGCATTTGCTACAGCAAATAGGCCTGAGGTAGGTGATTCAATCTCAGGTGCGTTTAGCATTTTATCTATTTCAGCCATTGTCTTGGCTGTCTGCCGAATTTCTCCGCCCATGAGTGTATAAGCATCCATTATTGGTTTACGCAGGAACCGAGCCTGCGCACTCAGCCCTTCAGCTGTATCAGATTCATTTACGAACTTGTTAATCTTACGGCCTATGTTTTTGAGGGTGATCAAGTATTCTTGCATCATTGCAGCTAATATATCGCCTTCACGTAGGCCTAGTTGGCGCTGTAAGGATCCAGGTAATTTTACTCCTGTAGCTGCTTCATTAGGATTAGTTGCTTTGTTTAACTCTTCTAGTACTAGAGCATCATATTCATCTAGGCTAAGGAGGTAAGGAGCACAGTTCTCTTTATGAGCTTTAAGAGCTTGGTAGTTGGTGCAGTAAAATTTTGCTACGGCCGAGATAGACTGCCCGGCCATAAGAGCACTTTCCATATCCATCCTGTCAGGATGTTTGCAGATCGAGCATGATTTGGAGTTAATTTTTTGCTCTTGCATGATTTACCTCCTTCCTTTTCTATTAGTTTTATTTTTAGAGGTTGGTGGTTATGCTGTAGCGTTAATTTTCTTATATTATATAGGAAGCATGAAAGGAGTGCAAGGGTACTGATACAGTTTCTTTTAGTCCTCAAGAGGTTTTCAGGTGTGCGATAATATATCGCAGGGTTGCTGTTTCAGTTTTGTTTTTAAGGGATTTATTCTGGATGTTTGATTTGGTGAGTGTAGACTCCTTCCCGCGGACCTCTCATGCGTGCGGGTGGGGCGAGCTCTTTTCATGTCTTAATCTTAATCTTAAGGATTAAGATGAATTTTCCTTCAATACTCAATACTCAATACTCAATACTACATTAAAAATACTATAAAGGTATATCCCGTCATAAAGGTTTATAACGTGTTAGAAAAATATCTAAACATTAATTAGACGAATTACACAAAATAAAAATATGTTTTATTTTTGAACAAATATGAAAAAATTATGAACAACTTCATCAAAATGCCATAACTAAAAATTTTTATCAAAAAGTATAAAAAAAAACGATTTTTAATTTTTTTATTTTTAGTTTTTGTAAAAATCGGATCAAAAACTAACAAAAAATCTTTTAATTTTTAACCATTTCTGCCGGGGTTGATTTTTTTTTTGTTATGTGATATTCTTTTAGCATGCAAATTGCAAAACATTTTACAAAAATTTTATATTTTTATTTTATATTATATTATATATTATATATTATATATTATATATTATATAAAATCTGTACCTTGACAATTAAATAATCTTATGATATTATGTTATATATCTATATGTATAATGTTATTAACATCGACTTGTCTGTTTAATGTTATATGTATATATAAAATACGTCTAGAGAAACAGTGGAGAATACGACTAGATAGGAATTGGTAATATTATAAGCATGCTTATGTACATTATAATATAAATATTATAATGTACATTTAATTGGGCATAATATCTATCATATTATACATTATCCTAGGAGGTAATACCATGACAATGACATTTAACAAAGAACAAGCCCTTGAAATCCATAATTTTATTAGCGAAAATCTACAAGTGGTTAACGATTTACCATATATTGAAGGTTTAATGCTAGACCTTGAAGAACATTTCAATCTAAACGAAGATTAAAGATAACCATATTATGCCCAATTAAATGTACATTATATAAATCAAAGGAGGAAACAAAATGACAGCATCAAAACCATTTTTATGTGAATGTGGTCTAATATTAGACACATGTACATGTCACAACTTTTTTAATTTACCTGAAGGTAAATGGCATCACATACCTTATCTAGGTAAGACACATGTATTTAAAGCAACCAATGATGGTGACTGGGATCTAATAGATATCTTAGACCAATAATTAAAAGGAGGTCATCTACGATGACAAAATTTTTAGTGAAGTATACTAAAACACGTAATGGCGCGATTATCTATGTTAGAGATATAGAAGCGCTAAGTAAATCAGAAGCGGCAGATGAATTTTATCTAACGTTTCCAAAATACCATATAATTAGAATATTGGAGGTACTAAAATGAAAGCAACCAATCTGCAAGACAACATGACTACGTACGGAAATGTATCCCTACGTAAACTTTGCCTACACCTAGGCGTTAATTACCAGCGAGTATTAAAGGCAAAGCAAAAACCTATCGAAGGACAAGTTTGGACAAAAGAAGCATGTAACTGGGATGCTGTTGCCAAGGCTATAGGTCACGATAACTTATCTACACTCACGTTAGAAACATGGGAATCATTAAATGCAGAATCAAGTACAGGCTTAACATCGGGTAGCGTAATAAAGGCCATGGAAGGCTTCGAAGTAGGGCAAAAAATATATCTGCGTAGAGAAGCAGACACACCTTACGAAGTTATCTACCTTACTAGCACACATATAGTAATAATGCTGGAAAGCACAGAAAAGCCGACGGTCATGAACCACAACACATTTCTCTTCCAGGGACCATCCCTACAAGCTAGAGACCCTAATGCTGCCAGGCCACAACGCAAAATCAAAACCACTTCATTAAAAGAAGTGCGGAACGAAGCAGTTGCCACTATAGAAGGTTCTCAGCTAAGCAAACGACGTAAGACGCAAGCGTTAATAGAAATTGACGAAGCAAGTAGCGAAGGGCAGCTTAACGAAATACTAGATGCCTATCTTCCAAAAGCAAATCCCGAAACTGAAGTTGCCCCTCCTAAAAAAGAAGGGGAAGGGAGCTAAAAGGGCCCCCCCCCCCCCCGGCTTACTAAGTTGCCGCACATGTGACAATCTTATCTCAGCGAAGGTACACTATGCATTGGTAATGGAAGGCGTTGAGGATGTTGTATATCATAACATGCGAGGGTGGTAACGTATGCGTAGACTAGAATGCTATCTCACATCACCAGATAGCATTCTAGTCTTTATATCAGTTCTAAAAAAGAACCCTCTCTTATCCCTATATAAACACAGTGTGGGGCCTAGACTCTGCTTCTCTATTTTTTTTTCTCTCTTCACAACCCAACTTAACCGATTAACAAACTGTTTGTATATTAATTTAATCATATTCATATTTTTTTATTTTTTTGGTATAGGCAGATATTAAATTTCCACTAACCCTTAAATAGGGAAGAACCAACTGATATATTTCCTGATTGGTTTGCTAGTAGTTTTACTAGCAAAATAAGCAATAAACTAGGTACTATTTAGATACCTGCCTCACAACCACACTCATCACGCATCAAATACTCCGCCATAATTACTCAAAATGAAATCAAATCTAAAAATGAAACTAATACAGAAACCGCATAAAAACACCCCATGAAAGCATCAAAAATCATATTAGTTCTTAGGGCAAAATTTTTGGGTACTGAACTAATTAACAAAAATACCACTGTACGCCCGTATGAATCTCTTAAAACTAACACAAAATCTTTGTTAATCAGTTGAGTACCTAAATAACACAAACAAACTAATACAATACAAGGAGGAAAAAACATGTACGACTACGACAATACTCAAAAGCTATTAAACCTCGCAGGAGCAAATTCATTCTGCGACTGTCTGGAGGAACAAGACTGCGAAAGGAGTGAAGACTATTATGAATCTCATCAAAGTCTAGCGTTTCTGCAACCTGTATGATTACTACATCTCGCGAGGGACACTGACGATGTGTTGAAGGCGAGTAGTTGCCAGACAACACCCATAGTGGCAACCTAGCTTTGCCAAAAACTGCTGCAAGGCCCTAAGCCTTCAACTAGCTAATATACTACTTTGCAACTTCGAAGTAACAGAATGCGCACGCGCAGAATGTATCGTCTGCGCATCTTACTTTTACAACTTTAAGGAGTATTAAATATGTATATGCCTGACTATATTGGCGAGCTACTACTTTTATTTATGCGGGTCGCTGGATTTGCAATGCTCTCGTATGTTCTAATTATAGTGTGTGATTATATTCAAACCAAGCGTAAGCACTAATTGCCGATTGGCCTTCAAGTAAAAACAGTTATAATTATAAACAAAAACCAAAGGAGGAAAACAAAAATGTGGAAACAGGGACAAATCGCAGCACCGGCCAGCAACACCATTTACACCTACTGGGCGAAAGTTTACGAAGAAGGCTCGGAACACGGCATCAACCAAGGGCGCGTAAGCAAACTTACAATTCGCAAACAAGGCGAAACCCGCGACCTTTACAACTATGATAGAGGGCTTGACCTACCACCAGCTAACGAAGAAGTCGAGACCATTTTGAACATCATTTTGGCAAAGTACAGCTAGACAACTAAGAAACTACAAGACAGACTGCATTACAGATGAACTATGTCGTAGACTTTAAAAAGCAAAACGCTACAATAGATATACACGTCATATGTAATGTGTATGTAACTAACTATAAAGGAGGAAGATAATGACTAAAACTAGAAAAGGCTTTTATGTAGGTGACCCAAGCTATGTGCTACCATATACAATCTATACGCAAATATGGGGAGAGAAACATAATTACGCAAATTTTCCTAAGGGTTTGCTAATACCTATATTAACACACCTACCTACACAAGGAGATTTCACAGTTGAAGATCATTATATGCTTGTACACGGTACAGCCTATGGCGATGGCACATATACGGGAAATGATGGTTATAAGTTTACTACCTTTAGTGTGTGCTCAGGCACATTAGCTTGTATACCTTTGGAGCTTGTAACACAAACCTCTCCAAGCAATTCATATGTTTTACAAGTTGAAAAGCTTACTGAGGCTCATATGGAATATAATACCGGGGAGTTTGTATTTACTTTTTCTAATGGAATATCTCTTAATATTCAAACAGGGGATAAGCAAACATACAAATCATACCTGCAGGATTACAAGAGTAAGCAATTCATATTTTAAATTTAATGAAAAGGAGATGCAACTATATGAAAACTAAAAGAATGTTAAAAGTGCAATGGAATAAGCATGATGTATCAATGTACGTTGTTGATGATACCGCTTCTATTGCGCCCTGCCAAGTAACTACTCAAAGAGGTGCGAATAACGACTATTATATGCTATCCAGCCATAAAGGTGTTTATTGTTTTGATCCAGCAACAGATATTGTAACACTTAACGACCGCATCATTTGCATACACTCTTGGCAGCTAGTAGACATTCCGCCAGAGACCTTTGAGCTTTATGCTATTATAAATGTTACAGTAAATTTGAAAAATGATTGGGAGACACATGAAGTCCCAGAAAATGTAATATCTAATATTCGAGAGGATATTATTGAGCTCTTAGAGAGTTCCGAAAACTATACCTACTCCGCAATGGTCGAATGTATCGAAAACAACAATTCTGAGGAAGGAGTTTCTACAAATGAAGATTAAGGCTAAGGCTAAGTGCCAAGTGTGTGGTGCAAATGTAACAATGGGTAACCGTAATTGCGATGCTCATAAGTATGTGCGTAAGCGTTTTGTAGTACTAGTACAGGAACTGATTTTTTTTAGGGATAGGGGTTGGATTGATTCGTTCACTCTTACTACTCTTGCTAAAGCCCATAAGTGCTCAGTAACAACAGTTCGTAATAATTTAAAGCGTGAGGGCTATACCTTCAAGAAAGGATGGGAGTTTAACCTGTAACCATAGTAGCATAAAATTTTTCTTTCAGTTTGTTGACTTTCTCAAAGCTTTCCTTTATAATTATAAAAATCACGTAAGCAAAACTAAAACACAATACAAGGAGGTAATACAATGCAAGTAGTAGAAACTATCTACAGATTGCCAGAGATTATGGAAACTCTAGGCACACCAACTCTGAAGGCCATAGCTATGGTATTTGACCTTAAACCTATGCGCCTTTACAATGTCGCTAAGACGCCTAAAGAGGGCGAAATCTACGATGCAAAGCAATATAACTGGGAAGCCATTGAGCGCTTTATGAACCGGCGCCTGGACCCAGATCAAGACCTAGACAGTCTAGAAGCAGTTATTGAGGCAGCACTCAAATGCGATGAAGAGTTATCACTCTCAGACAA